AGAGTTCTTACTGTCCCCTCAGGATTTAGCACATACTTGCTACGTCTTCCAGACGAGAGAGCAGCAGGTGCTCCGTCATACGTAGCATCCCTGTTTCCAGGTATGACTCCAGCCTCAGCAACCTTTCTACCAAGCTTTTTGCTCATCGATGGAGAGAGGGATATTGCGTAGTCGTGCGCTTTCTGCGCTTGCTCAAAAGCATTCTTAAGTGCATCTGGGTCAGACTTGAGTTTCTTGAGCCATGATGCAAGGTATTGAGCATGGTCTTCTCTTGGCTCAGGGGTCAAGCCGTGAGCAGTCATAAAGAATGCTGATGCTATTTCCGCAATAAGCTCTTCTTGTGCATATTCAGGGCTTCCAAAGTCTCCCATGTGGTCTCTGTTCAGACGGCTCTTGCCACCCGTCCAGTGCATCAACTCATGAGCAAAGACTGCATAATAAGCTTCCTTGCTCTTAAATGACGAAAAAGGAGGAAGTGTTATTTCGTCTGTTGATGGTCTATAGAACGCTCTATCTCCACCGTGATTGACTACTGCACCGATTTCTGAAAGTGCTTGTTCAAGTTCTGCAGCACGCTCTTCTTCTGAGAGTTGAGGCATCTTGAATTGTTCTTTATCAATTCCGTCAATCTGGTCGAGGTTGAAAACATATCCTGTTTTAAAGAAAATTGAACCAGGCTTTATTTCATTGCCATCAGCATCTTTCTTTGCAGGAATGATTGTTGGGATGATTATCATCGTCCCCTTTTCACCCTTACGAACAGTTCCGCCTTTTTCTTTCCACTGATTAAATCCAGCCCAAAGCCCTGTCTCGTAATTCATTGCATCCTTCTGGAACATCAACATCAACGAGTTGATTCCAGAGTATGGGCGATTGTTGTTCATAGCATTACGTGGAAGAGAAGCATCTCTGTGCCAAGGGAACTCCCACTTGCCACCTTCTGTCTCTGCTTTTTGTATTTGCTCGATTAGCTTTTCTTGAACGCTTCTATAAACCTCGTCCAACTTCCCTGAAGACAAACGCTGTCCAGGTTCCATGCCCTCAAGCGGACTTACGTACTTTTTGCTACCCGAACCAAGCGTGTCTCCGCGTTGTTTTTCAACCCAGGACTTTGCTTCCTTGTCTCTATCACGCAAAAGTTTCATGTGCTTTTGCTCGCGTCTTCTCACAGTTTCACGGCTGAGGCCAAGAGCCTTGGCAGTCTGGTCAAGCGATTCTCCACCCATACGACGGTCGTAAATTGACTCGTTCAATGCAAGCTCTGATGCTTCCTCTGCTGCCATACGTGCTTGGTCTTCGCGGTAAGACTCAACCTCGTCAAAGTCTGGTCGTTGCAGTGTTCCACGTTCGCGAGCCATGTGGCGCATTTCTGCCTGTCGCACATCTTCGCGTGTCATTCCAAGAGCCGAAGCAGTGTCCATGAGCGATTCCCCACCCATGCGGCGCTCAAATATCTCCCTATCAGAGACACCCAGCTCCTCTTGGTTCTTTCTCTTTCCAGAGGACAGATTTCTTGCTTGACGATTGTCGTACTGTGTTTCTAGATAATCCTGATACATCTGTGACGCAGCGTACGCAACGTCTTGAGCAAATCTTTCTCCACCGGCACCATACTCGTTAATGTATTCATCCCGTGTTTCGCCGTCGGTATCCATCCAGTGGTCAAGGATTCTCTCTGCCTCCATGCCGGTGTGGCCAATCTCTCCCAATTCCCAAAGCTGGTCTTTTCTCACTGCTTCCTCTGGGTCTTCGTATCTCTCGAACCCAGTTCTAGTACGTCTGCCGGAGCTGAGACCCTGACGATTTTTGTCTGCGAATTGTCTTTGTCGGATTTGACCTAGTTCTCGGCGTAGTTTTGACTTGTAGTTGTCGCTAAGACCAAGTTCAAGGCTGCGTAAGATTTTTTCTGCTCTGGCGGCATCTCGGATTGGCTGAAATGCTTTAAACTTTTCATCGGCCAAATCATAAACGACATCTTCGTCGACCTTGTTGTCGTCAATCTGTATAAGAGTAAATCCTTCATTTTCTTTGTTGTTAGGCTTGCTCCAGATGTCTTCGTCTGCGATTAAGAAACCAGTTCCATTATCGGTATCAAAATCTATCCCATAACCGTCGTTGATGTATTCTGGCGTGTCTAGCTGCTTACCATTTTCGTCATGCGTAATCACGATGTCGATTGAGCCGGCGTATGGCCGTGGAGTGTCTCTTCTTGAGCTGTATTCTCCCTCGACTAGTTCGATTTCGAAATCGGAACCATTAACGATTACACCCCTTCGCCCGTCATTGAGGGTGACTGTGTTCCCAATAAAATCCCTTCCGTTTGCTGAAGAAATAGTGTCAAGGTCAACTACGAACTCATCCGCATACGGACCACTGTCGTCCCATCTACCGGTAGGGAAAGAAGCGTCCATATCCCCGCCGTATTCATCAAATAACGCAGGCTTTGAATCTCTGGACATTGCTTCGTCAAGAACTTCTTTTCTCCTAGAAGAAAGACGAGAACCATCAGTGTCTTGATTTTTTTCTCCTGCAATGAATTTCTTTATGTCGTCAATCGAGATGTTCCCAGTCATGTCTTCGTAGTACTGGTCGATAACATCTTGCTCTGATGGCACGACGTCTGGCTCTGAGCCATACGGTCCAACTGGTTCAAGTCCCCAATCGGTTCCAAGTCTTACATCTTCCAGGTCGTCAGAAGTTGGCGCTCCATATATGGCGTCAACCACTTCTTCCTTGCCATAATCGTTGTATACATCAATTATTTCGTTGTGAGTTACGCCTGTATCAGGGTCAACATAGTCTGGGTGTATTTCAGGATTTTTCTCTAGTAAGTCGCTAAAAAACTCGTCGTTATCATTGAGTGTTAATTGGTTGTTTCTGTCTCTTTTTGCTTTTCCAGTATTCCAGTCGCTATCCCAGCCACGATTCCTCCACGCATAGGTGGCTTGAAGGATGCCCTTCTTTTCGTCATTGTCAAGATTTTCCCATGACCGCAATTCTGGAGTTTTATCGGAACGACCAGAAGAAAGGCGTGAAGAATCAGGCATATACTCATCAGCACCACTCATGCTCTCAATTATCTTGTCGTAATCTTTTTCTGCCCATCTCTTCGCAGCTGAAGGACTGCTGAATGTTCTATCGACATCTTCATCAAGTGCGTTTTGTCCACCATTTCTGTAGATATCAGAGAAACGGGTTATTGAGTACTTACCCTTGCCCTCGCTATTGATTCGGTACATGCCGTCAATATCTGGCGCGTCCATCTCAAAACCGTCTTCTGTTTCTGTCCAGTTATTTGTTGGGGTTTTCCCATAAAACACGTAGTCGTCTATGACGTCTCTGGCACTCTTTGGCTTCTTTTTGCCAGAAGAAAAACCAGGTTTTTCTTTTAGAGTTCCATCAGCATTAGCGAGAAATGTTTCTTTACCTTTATTTCTCTTGACTCGGTCGAGACGCCTCTTCTCAATTCCCTCAGGCGAGAAAAGTCTTTCTCGTGCTGCTCTCGCTCTCTCGGTTCGTGCAGCCATTTCCTCATTGGAAACCCCTTGAATATCAGCTAATGCTCTTTGACGAGCCCGCTCTTCGGCTCTTTCGGCAGGAGTCAGACCTTCGTCTTCATCATCTTCTGCATCCTCGTCAATTACGTCATCTTCAATAACGGGTCTTGGTTTATAGTTCCCGTTTTCATCCCACATTAGGAGGGATTCTTTTCCGTCACCCTTCGCTTTTGCTCTCTCGTAATTGGCAGCGCGACGCAGACGGCGCTCTTCTTCCCTCTCCTCCGGGGTTGGCTTCTTTTTGTCACCAGAAGAAAGCTTGCCTTCTGAATTGAGTTTGCGAAGTTCCTGAAGGTCTGGTCCTTTTTCTGTCCCTGAACCACCCTTCTTTTTTTTCTTCTTCAGCTTGTCAACATCCAAAAGACCAATGTCATTTAGGTACTCGTTGAGGGTGGCGATGTCTTCTTTTGCCCAGTCCTGCGTGTCTGGGTACTTGGACTTAACATCTGCTCTCAGGGCTGATTCAATTCCGTCCCAGTTATCTGAGTCATCTCTGCTGTGTGCATCAAGATAGGCACTAACTGATTTTGCATAGCTCGAATACCAGTTACTGTATTCATTGGAAGCTTTTTGCTTCTCGTTAAACTTTTCAGGACGCTTTCTTACAGAGTCGCCATTCCACATAACACGTGCTTGGTTGACTCCGATTTCGCGACCACGGAGATAGTCAGAACTTAAATTGTTATCTGCGTTGTAGCGTGGAACTTCTTCCCAGCCAAGACCCTGCTCATCCCATGCTTTAGCGATTGCTTCGTGGTCTACGCGCTTCTGATTTTCTTCAGCATTTGGGAATTGCTTTTCCATGTCGGCAGAACGGTCTGCATGGCGACGCTCATTACGCTTGCCAGAAGAGAGTTTTTCTGTATCAGCAAGTTCGGCTCGCTGACTCATCTGCCTCTTTGATGGCTTCGGTGAATTGATGGAGCCAGGACCAGAAGGCGTTGGGTCGGGTTGTTCCCATGGCGTGCCGTCGCCGACCATGCTATTTAGGTTTGCGTCTTCGACTGTTCTTGGGTCCCAGCCTGGAGGCGGATTTATACCGGAACCACGAGAGCGACGACCCCTTTTACCGCCAAGATTTGGTCGGTCAATTCCTCGGCTTGCAATCGCACGACCGATACGGCGGCCAAGTGCTTTTTCTTCTATTTGCTCAGAAGCTATTTTTTTTTTTAGAAATTCATAAGCAGAAGATGCAGCTCTAGTTATAGCGTCCTTCGACTCTTCGCTGAGCGGTGAGTTAATCACGATTCCGTACTCGTTGACGGTTGTGTCAATTCTGTGGTAATCAAGAACTGGGTCAATTACCGACTTGAACTCAAATGCGTCTTCAAGATTTACTGGGATGACGTATGACGAGTCTTGAGCCAAGAATGGGTCGAGACCCTTTTCCTCAAGCTCTTGCTCCTCTACGCCCCACTCCTCAAGAGTCTTATAAGAGCGACGCTTTCTACGGCGCTTCTTCACCGTGTTACGCAAAACCCCAAGAATGAATTCTCCAGGGTACTTCGCTTCGATGTCCTCAACCATCTTGATTTCTTCGTCATCAAGAATGTCGTTGTATTCCTTCTTGCCAAATCCGACTACAACACCATCTGGGATGATTGCGAATCTGCACTTGGCTTCATCTTCAACCTTGAAGTCAAGAATCTTGCACTTGCCTTCACCTTGGTAAAGAACACAGTTTGAGCACTTAACGCCAATGTCTTTTACTTTGTTTTCTGCCGGAGGATAGTATCCAGCCCAAATTCCGTCGCCGTCTTCGTCAAACTTTCCGTACTTGCGAGCGATACGAACAAGCGATTCGGCAAGCTCGCTCTCTTCTGCACCAAGCTCTGGCTTTTTGTTCTTGTCAGAACCTTCGTACTCAACAGGCGCCAATGGAACCATGACCATTCCGCCATTAACTGGCTTCATTGCTACAGGCATTGCCATTGCAGGGTTATTTGTCGACGGCTTATTCGGTTTGCCCATAATCCCAGGCATTGGCGAAGGGCCAGACTGGACTGGCGGTTTTGCCTGTTCTGCGTGAATTAATTCTGGCTTACCAAACATGTACTCGCTTCCAGTGAAGTGGTAACCAATTCTGAATTTTCCTTTTCCTGGCTTCACAAAGACCACAGAGTTCTCAGTCGCTTCAACAACCATGACTGGTCCTGCGGCGCGGCGTGAAAGTTCGGCAACCACTCCTGCAAGCTGTGGTCCACTTATTCTTTGTGAAACACCTTCGTCAAACAGTCCGTCTCGTCGTGGCTCTGATGATGGAGCGCTTATTGACATAGGCATCATCCCGTGCGTCTTCTCTTCATCGCTCTTAACCGAAATTGTTCCGGTTAGCTGATTGGCTCCATGGAGAACGGGTGAAACTTCGTAGAGTTCAACTTCGTAAAGAACGTTTGCCTGAAGGTTTTCATCGTATTGAGCTCTGAGAGTTTTGTAGCCGATTGACCACTCTTGTTCTTCACCAAAGAAGGCGACGTTTGCGAATGCTTCTCTGCCTTTTTCTGACTGAAGATTGAATTGAACTTTCGCGTAAAGACCGCCGATTCCAGCCATTTTCATCTTCATTGGAAGTCTTGGGTCTGATGCTGGAACTTCGTAAATTTCCAGAACTTTACCAATTGGGTCATTCCAGTTGTGGCCCCATACAACACGCGGCTTGCGACGCTGAAGGCTCTTAGCAAATGCACCAGTAGCGCAGATATCTCCTACAGAGTCCTTGTTTCCAATCCCCGAAACGAAACATTCAACAATGCCCTCTAGTTCATCGAGCTTGATGAGACCATTGGAGGCCTTGTATTGAATATTTCCGAAGTTAGAGTTTGGCATAGCGCTCCTTGGTTCTAAACGATATTAGAGGAACAATGAGCGCGCTCACAGCAAGTATTGATACAAAATCAAATAGTTTCAGTAAATGAATTGTAAATCTGTTGTTTTACTGAAAGTCCCTAAATGAACTGCCCGAACTTCCATGCTCTTCGCGATTCGTCCTCGGCAATTTCAAATCTTTGCTTAGCCATGAGATTTGCGTACATGCTTACAACAGCACCACGGAAGGAAGCAGCTCTTTCTTCCTCGCCCATCACGGATAGCGAGTTGAACATCATCGAAGATATTTGATTGAAGTTGTCAAGATTCATACTCTTGATGCGTGACATCTGTGAATCAATCTGGGCATTGAGGTCCGACTGATTTATGCTCTTTTCAGACTTCTGACCGTATCCATCATTGTACGTATTAAACGCATCCTGAATGATTGCCGATATAACAGGCCTTATGTCCTCGTCCATTTGCTTGTCCCAAACCTCGGGGGAGAGTATTGAGTCAATTTCTAGAGTTCCAGCAAACAGCGACTTCTTTGCCTTCGAACCGCTTGCCTTCTCAAGCACAACTCTTTGCTGTCTCTCGATAACTCGCTCAATGCTTCTGTTGAGAATCTCGTTCCATCTCGTTAGCGATTCTGCGCTTTTTGCCTGCAACTCGCTCTCGATTGACTTGTACATCATTCCGCCTGTTGGAACAGATGCGGCTCCGCCTGGAACAGGCTCTGCGGTTGTCGCAACAGCAGCAAGTGCCTCTGGCGGAATCGTGCTTTGGGCTAGCTGGTCTGGAGCCGGAGCGACTGGTGCTTCAACTTGAGCCAATGCACCTTGCATTGTATTTGGGTCAAGTGGTGGCTGTCCTTCTGCGCCAGGGATTGGGGCTTCTGGCATTGGTGCTCCAGGGACTGGCGCGCCAGGGACGCCAGGTGCGCCACCCATCTCTGCTGACGGAGCGGTTTCCATCTTCTTTTTTGTGTTCGCGATTGGAATCAAGTTTGGATTCATCAATAACGAGTCGGCAAGGTCGGCTTCAACTTCTTTTCTTCCTGAGCCTGTTCTGTACTCATTGTTGCTGATGAGGCCAGTTTGGAACTCCTGCATCAGATATCTTTCACGCTCTTGCTTGTAGAGCTGAAGGATTGGGACTTCACTTGTATCGAAGTCAACGTAGTACTCGTCATCAAGTTCATCCAATGAGCGAGCAAGTGGCTCAAGGTGCGGGAGCATTGTTTCCATCCAGAACACACGAATTTCTTCGCTTGCATTGCTGAAGGTTCTTCCCGCAGCGTTTCCGATTACTGACTCTGGAACACCAAATGATGCAAGGATTTCTTCCTTTGTAATCTGTCGCATCTGAGCGTACGCAACGTCTCTTGGCGACGCAGAAGTGTCCACATAGTCAACGCCATCGTCGGCAGAGATAACCGTCGTATGACCCGCTCTTCCGATGTTCCCACGGAATCTGCTCTTTAATTCTTCCTTGTCATCGTCTTCGATTTCTCCACGCAAAACGAGCAGACCACCAGGTCTACCGTCGTTGAGCAGATAGTTTCTGTTGTACAGCTTTGCAAGATTTTCAATTTCAATTGCAACACCAGCCGACTCAAGAGGCGTAAGTGACAAATATGGGTCAAGAGGGTGAGGTCTTCTAATCCAGCAAACATCCTCTGGTTTCATTGTGATTTTTTGACCGTAAGGCATTTGTACTTCGTACCCAGAAACAAACTTCTTTGCATCTGGAATTGGCGCTGTTGATTGAGGAGGCAAAAGGTTAAGACCAATTATTCTTCCGTCTCTACCACGAACTTTTTCAATGAAAACACCGCGTGTACCCAGCAAGAGTTGAGCGGACATTCTGTATCGGAAAATAAATGAGTTTTCACCAACGTTTGATTTAGTGTTTAGGACTTCAAGCAAAGAGTTGTTTTTTGCTCTGTTTCCAATAAGCACCTCTCCGTCTGGAGAATTGTCTTTACGAAGAATGATTGGGAGTCGTGCTTGGTTCCCAGCGATTGCATCGATGCATCTTGCAACCCAGGTAACCTTCTGCATGCCTTCGCGGTATGCGCGCTCAACATCCCATGAGTCTCTATAAGGTCGTCCTGCATAACTTGGGTTCTGCGCTATGGGCGCACCAGGTCCAAGCTCCTTGGATTGTGCGTTTGCGAGCGATTTATTGCTCGATTGATTCCATGCCATATTTACTCAAGACCTAATAGGAAGCCGAAAAAACCACACGTTATGCCTGCCACTATCAGCCCGGCAGGTAGAAAAATCATTGCCGCACCAATACTGGTAAACAGTATAAATGAAATCATGAGCAAGTTGGCGAAGGTAGCCCGTTTAAATAAAGATTTGACGCGCGATGGCAAGGATTTAATCCTGAGCAGTAATTTTGACATATCACCTACAGTAGCGCATTCCGTGCTTAACTGTATCAAGAGGCAAATTAAATATGACAACAAATTGGAATCAGGTTCTGGAGTATCTTCAACCAAAGATGCCACCCTTCTGCCCTGAAGAGCCGTCAATAAATCAGAAAGTTTTTTTGCGAACAAACTCTATTGAGGCATTGTTTGGGGGAGCGGCAGGCGGTGGAAAGTCTTCTGCGCTACTCATGTCTGCCTTGCAGTACGTGGATGTTCCCAACTATTCCGCAATTCTCTTTCGTCGAACTTTTGCCGACTTGTCACTTCCTGGAGCGTTGATGGACCGCTTTAAGTCGTGGGTTGCTCTTTACGATGACATCCACTGGAACAACAACAGTTTCCAAGCGACATTCCCGTCTGGGGCGAGAGTCTCATTCGGTTATCTGAATAACACCGGCGACTACCTTCGCTATAAAGGTTCGGAATTCCAATTTATTGGCATGGACGAAGTAACAGAAATCCGTGAAAGTGACTACAGATATATGTTCTCCCGTCTACGCCGTCCAGCATCTGGACCCCTTTCCTCGGTTCCCCTTCGGATGCGTTCAGCCTCAAACCCTGCACCCAATTGGGTTAGGCAGCGTTTTATCGTTGAAGGTAAAAGCGAGGGCAGAATCTTCGTTCCGTCAAAACTAACGGATAACCCAGGAATTGACGCTGTTTCATACCGCCAAGCCCTTCAGGCTCTTGACCCAATTGAAAGACGCAGACTGGAAGAAGGAGACTGGTGGAGCACGACTCTGGGCACCCTATTTGACAGGACCTCAATAGTCATTATTGACGATAGCGAAATCCCTCAAATAACCTCATCGGCCAGAGTGGTCAGATTTTGGGACCTTGCGGCCACCGAGCCAAACCACTCCAACCCCAACCCGGACTGGACGGTAGGAACGCTCATGCTTTTCGACCAAGGAATTGCCTATGTTTTGGATGTGAAAAAGGCTCGGGTAAGAGGGGAAAAGGTCGAAGAGCTAATAGCCAGAACGGCCTACGAAGACGGAAAGGCTGTCCCGATTCGGATGGAACAAGAACCAGGCTCATCTGGAAAGGCCCTTATGGACCAGTACGCTAGATACGTCGTTCCTGGGTATGATTTTGCGGCAATCCGCTCAACTGGCGACAAGGTCACAAGGGCTAGACCTTTTGCTGCAGCATCCGCTAACGGGAACGTTCGGGTGGTCCGCGGAACATGGCTGTCAGACTGGCTTGACGAATTCTCCTCATTCCCGGAAGCCTGCGACCATGACGACCAGGTTGACTCTGCGGTTGGGGCATTTACACATTTAACAGGGCTCGGGTTGCCACAGCGAGGAAGAATCGCTATAGTCGTGTGAGTTAACTATCCAAACCTAATAAGGACACTACTAACATGACACCAGAAAGAATACTTGAAGTTCGTCGATATCTGCTTGCCCTCGGTCAAGAGCTTGATGAATACATCAACTCAAACCCAGAGACGCAAGACGCTTGCGACATTCTCTACGAAATGAACATGGTCAAACGGGATATCTCAACAGTTTACGACTCGTTTTCAGTATCCGTGGGGCAACTAATCGCTGACGGGAAAAACATCCAGCTAAATAACGGCGGTGTGATTGAAAAGAAAAGCTCTTATGAGCGCCGTGCATGGCAACACAAAGACCTTGCAAGTGTTGTTGCTCAGAAACTTGTAAGAATGTCTGTCGACATTGATACTGGGGAAATAATCAAATCCCCTGAAGAGATTGCAATGCAGGTTCTTGACTACGTTCAACCTTCATACTGGAGAGTAAAAGAACTTTCCAGCCTCGGAATCAACGTAGATAACTACTGTGAAACAGGTGTACTAAAAACAAGCATTATCGTCAGAAAGGGCGACGCAAATGACAAGCAATAACATCTATCAAACTCTGTCAGAACCATTTCCAGCGGAGATGGAGAAGAGACTCAACAAGGGTGGGGCGAACCTCATCTACATCCCTGTAAGCGAAGTAATCAACCGAATGAACAAGGTTCTTGGGGTTGAGAACTGGTCGTTCACTGTTCATAGCTGGCAACAACTTGGAACATCGATTGTTGCTCACATTCAACTTCAGGCAAAAATTAATGGAGAAACCGTTCACCGCGACGGTGTTGGTGGGCAGAAAATCAAACTGAACAAACAAGGCGAACCAGTCGACATTGGCGACGAGGTTAAAGGTGCAGTATCTGACGCTTTAAAGAAGGCAGTCCAAACACTCGGTGTTGGGCTTTACCTTGCGCGAAGCGAAGACGCAATTGAAATTGAACAAGTTATGGACAGCGAGATGGAAGCAGAGGCACGAGTGACACCTGAGGTTTCAACAAAGTGGGACAATTTCATGGGCATCGCAAAGGGGCTTTCTCCAGAGAATAGAGAAAAGCTCAATGAATATTGGAGCACATACAGCAATGGACAGCCAAAGCCAAAGCGTGAAACAGTAACCGAAGATGCTCTTGACAAGTTGATTGCAGAAGCGATTCGTCTTTCATTCGGCGGAGACTATGTGGTTGTAGATGACAAGTGAGCTAAAGGCTCCTGACTACTTGTCAGCATCTTCCATTGGGACATTTAAACAGTGCCCACAGAAGTTTAAGTTCAACAAAATTGACCTAATCCCAGACCCATCTAACCACTGGGCGGTATTAGGTAATTTTGTCCACGACATTCTTGAAGAGATGTATAAGCTCCCAGCTGAATTGCGGACACTTGCAAACTGTCGCCCATTAGCGAAACAGATATGGGATGAGAAGTGGGCAGAAGAAGCAATGAAAGTTGTTGACGGCTTTAAGGTCACTTACAAAATAGTCTCTCTTAGCGATGCTGAGGCGTTGAATAAATTTCGTTGGGCTGCATGGTTTTGTGTTGAGAATCTTTGGAACCTAGAGGACCCACAGAAACTTGAACCAACTGGCCTTGAATATGAACTAAATGGAGAGATAGCCGGAGTAAGGCTTCGTGGATTCATAGACAGATATAGCCAGACAGAAGGCAAAATGTCACTGACCGTAAGCGACTACAAAACAGGCAAGACACCAAAGTATGACCTAGACGAAAAGTTTTCTCAGCTTTTAATTTATGCAAAACTTCTAATCAACCTTGGCGTTGGCGATGTCGACAAAGTTGAACTTTTGTACCTCAAGGACGGAGTGAAACTCACGCGAGAAGTAACTCACTCTGAAATAGTAAAACTTGAAGAGATGATTCAAGAGACAAAGTCGCAAATAGATGAAAAATGCAGGACTGGTGAGTTTGAAGCAAAGACTTCGTTTCTGTGTAATTTTTGCAGTTACAAACGCATATGTCCGGCGTGGAGATAAAGATGATGCTCAACGATGACGCATTTGCAAGAATGGTTGCAGAGGAAGTAAAGAACAAACTTTCTCCGCTTCATAAAAAACAATTGATGGAAAAGGAAAACTGGAACAGGTGGAGAGACGCGCTCCTATTTCTTTCCGAAAATCTAAAAGAACAGATTGACGAGATTGAGTACGACGCTCAAGCCGATGATGCCAGGTATACGGCACTCGGCAGGGATGGCAGAAGGCTTGCTATTGAAGCAAAAGCGGCATACGACTCAAAGCTAAAGAAGGTCAGTAGGTTTAAGTTCCACGTTGACAAGCGACTTGATGAAGTTGCTGCAATGATTGAAACTGGCGATGAAATATCTTCAGATGGATGGGAGCAAGTTGATTTCTACAAGAGAGCGATTGCCACCCATCGTGCAATGTTGAGAGACTACGACCTTGAAGAAACATCAATCGATAGGGCTCTCTGGGCGACCCTTGAAAGCAAGTGGGAGTTTGACCAGATTGACGTTGAGAATCTCTAACTAAGGTGAAACCTAGAAAGCCGCTCAAGAGAGGCAAACCGCCAAAAAGAGGCGCTCCCCCAAAGCGAACTGGTTCAATAAAGAAAAGAAGCAAAAAGCAATCTGAGCTTTATGAACTGCGGCGTCCATTTGTAGAAAAGATTCTTAGCGAACGACCTTTTTGTCAGGCTTGCAAAGTTTTTGCACAGCATGATGAAAAAGTAACTTTTACCCAAAAGAACAGTACGGACGTTCACGAAATAATTCGTCGCTCACAGGGCGGCTCGATACTTGATGAAGATAACGTTCTTGCGGTTTGCAGACCATGTCACACAAGAATTGGAAACCATCCACAGCTTGCTTTTGATTTAGGGTTAGCAAAAAGAAGTTGGGAAAAATAATTTATTATGTCTTTTTATTTGACACTTTCAGTATTTAAACTCAGTATAAACTGGAATTCCTTAGGACCGTTATAGGTGCGAAAGTCGGGTGGGGAGACTCACTCGGCTTTTGCATGTTCGGTGTCTTTTACTAGATTTTTAATTATAAATGCTTTACTATTTAGCTTTAATAAATAGTGTTACTCTTTTTTCATCTAGCCAATATCTACTCCGAGTGGAAGAAGGGCAGGTGGTCAAAAGGTCTAGTAGCGAAAGCTATGGCAAATCGAAGACTCGACTGCACGCCACCTGTGTCACTCGACAAACCCGCTGAACCGGCTAGGTGTTCGGCGGGTTTTTGCTTTTATGGATTAGTATCTGTCCGTGAATATCAATCTACTTGGGCTTGACCTCTCCTTAACGTCCACTGGGTATTCTCATAACGGCGATACGGGTGTCATCTCAACCAGCGAAAAGGGCGTCCAAAGGCTAAGGACAATTTCTGAAACAATTAAAAAAATAGTTTTAGAAAATGATATTGATGTTGTCATTGTTGAGGGTTATTCCTTCGCATCTCGCAGTGGGCAAGCATTTTCCATTGGAGAACTTGGTGGAGTCGTGCGGCTTTGCCTGTTTGAACTAGGCGTTCCATTCGTGGAAATACCGCCAACATGTAGGGCTAAGTTTGCCACCGGAAAAGGCAACGCTTCAAAGAACGAAGTAATTTCTGCTGTTTCTGCCAAGACCGGAATCGTATGGGGGAACCCTGGGGCAGACGACAAATGTGACGCTTGGATTCTCGAAGAGATGGCTCTTGCCTTTATAGAAAAACCGAGGTTTTCTTGGCCAGCAACGAATATGTCAGCCTTAGACAAAGTAGATTGGAGCCCACTACAAGTGAAAGGCAGTACATGAGAAGCGCACCTATTAGTCAAGTTGAAATTGAACAAGAGATGCTCAGGCTCGTTGGGGAACTAGAAAAAGAAACTGAAGCATTTGAGGTTTTAGCCGTTGAGGCGGCCAAGAAAGAAGCAAGGTACAAGTCGAACTGGGCAAAGGAATATCTCGCTCGTTCTGGCTCAATCAAGGAACGTGAAGCTTGGGCCGACTATAAGCTTGATGACGTTAACTATGAATACAAGATTGCAGAGGCTCTTGTTAAAACAAAACGAGAAGCACTATTATCTTTGCGAACATCAATAGATGCAATGCGAACACTTAATGCAAACGTGAGAGTACAGGTATGAGCGGAATACATCCTTCTTTAAAATCACTCGCCGTAGACATCGACACTCTTGACTATCTTGAGGGGAATCCGCGAATAGGAAATGTTGAAGCAATCATGGCTTCATACTCAGAGTTCGGTCAGGTTAAGCCAATTGTCGCCAAGAAAAACGACGATGGAACTGCAACTGTTATCGCAGGTAATCACCAACTTGAAGCAGCAGTCAATCTCGGATGGGAACAGATTGCGGTTATTTTCCTAGACGCCGACGACAAAAAAGCAATTGCTTTTGCTCTTGCCGATAACAGGACAATGGAGCTTGGTTATACAGAACCAGAGCTCTTAACCGACATGCTTCTAGAAATTAGCGAGTACTACCCAGACCTTCTTGATGGATTGGGCTGGGACGAATTCGAACTTGCATCAATGGAAAGCGACATGATAATTGAGCAAGCAAGAATGGATAACTCCGAAGAAGAGATTCCACAGACTAGAGAACAAATAGCAGAGCAAAAAGTTTACGACGATGCTGTTGACTCAATAAAGGGAATGGTTCAAAAAGATGATTCTGGAGAAAACAGAATCGTTGCCAATTCGAATCTAGACCATTCTGATATTGCTACTCGTGGCTCCACTATTGCTGTACCGGGCTCAGCTCCACAGGCAGCAGTTCAATACACAATTGTTTTTGATAATGCAGACCAGCAGGCTCTGTGGTACAAATTTATCAAGTGGCTGCGTTCTGACCCAGCTGTTGACGGAGACACCACGGCAGAGAAATTGATTAACTTCATAGACCCACACATGCCATGACCAGACAAAGAATGTTCTTGAACATTTCTTGCGTGGAAGCTGCGCGCCAAAGAATCAGGCATGTCTACGACCAGTTCGACACTGTGTGCGTGCAGTTCTCTGGTGGCAAAGACTCAACGGCTGCTCTGCTATTGGCAAAGGAAGTTCACGAGGAACGTGGGCTTGGACCAGTCAAAGTTATCTTCAGAGATGAAGAGATGGTTAGCCCAAAGACAATTGAATATGTTGAAAGAGTAAGGAACTACGACTGGGTAGATATGGAATGGTATTGCCTTCCATTCATTGCTGAAGTTTGGGTTCTTGGAAAGCGTGAACGAATCCTTCTATGGGGCGCTCTTCGCGGAAGCGAGGGCAGGTGGGTTAGAGATATGCCACCATGGGCAATCAATGCTCAAACACTTGGATTGAATCCAGCCATGTCTCTTCCAGAGCAAACCGACTATTACACAATGCAGGGAAAGGTCGGCAACGTTGCCTTCATCACTGGTGTTCGTGCAAGTGAGTCAATGGTTCGTTATCGCTCAATTGTTCAGAAGCTTCATGAAAATTACATCGTTACTCCATACAAGCTAAAAAGAGGAATACCTCTTAAGTTCGCAAAGGTCATTTACGACTGGAATACGGATGATGTTTTCAAGTTCATAGTCGAAGAGCACGGTTCTGATTATTGCGAGTACTACGACCTTGCAGCTTTGACTGGCAGCAATACGCGAGTCGGTATCCCACTCCACTCCATTGCTATCAGAAGAATCGGAGATGTGGTTGCCACCGAACCGGAATTCTACGACAAGCTTGTTGAGTGTTTTCCGCACATTGACGCTCAAAGAAGAATATGGAAAGACTTCGATGTTGAGAAGTTGATTTCTAAGTATGCCAAGGATGGTTTTACTGGTGCATCCAACTTCATCAATGATTTTATTATTGGCGAAGAAGCAGCTCGGTCTGCAAGAACTTTCGTTGCGAAGTTTAGGCAGAAGCACGCTATAGACCCAGGCGGGTATCCACTCAATTATCTAATTAGAACTCTTCTCCTAAACCAGTTTGACTCAAACTCACCGACACCAGTTGGCCCCAAAACAAAAGCTCATGCCGTAAGAACCATTGAATCGACGGAGGAACAAAGTGAAACATTTGAATATTAATTACGTAAAGGCAAGCGACTTAAAGATTCCGGAATGGAAGGCAACGCACATACTCCGTCCAGACTTGCTTGTCTTGTCTGCATCGCTAATGGAATTTGGTTTTATTGAGCCAATCCACATCCGGGCATCAACCAAGGAAGTTATAGACGGAAGCGAAAGACTCAGACTGGCCATGAATGTTTCAAGAATTGCCGATGCTCATGGGGACATGATTCCAGTCATCGAGCACGATTGCGATGGTCTGACCGCAATGATGATGCATCTACGCCTAAACAGGGGGCGCGGAAACCTGGTTTCAAAGAAGATTTCCAACATAGTACGGAAGCTAAAGCAGTCTGGAAAATACAATCGCCATGATTTTGATTTGCTTTTGTGCATGAAGACTGACGAGCTTGAGGTAATGTTAGAGGCGTCAATCATCAAGACGAGAAACATAGCTGAACACACGTACTCCCGTGCTTGGGTCCCAATTGAGGCTCCTGCAGGAACAGTGGACAGCGAGCCAGTTGTAGAAAGACCACCGAATCCGGATAGGTGACGGTGATATAATTATTTTATTAGTCCGTCCAAAAACAAGGAACAATTAATATGCCACAGCCAATTCAAGGACCAACGCTTGCTGAAGTAGCTTTGAATCGAAGAGAAAATGAAAAACTTGTTAAAGCGAGGGGTGTTCTTTCCAAAGACGGCAGGGACAGACTGAAGAAGGCGCTGAAAGCTCCAGACATGACTGGTGCCACTCAGAGAGAAAAAGCCAGACAAAGACAGATAGCCAGGGAACTCAAGAAGTACAGAACAGGAGCAAAGGGCGCTCCGTCGACACGAAAAGCCAACGCTCTTTTCAACGAGTCTGGAAGAATTGGCGCAAGAGCAAGAAAACGAGCAGCTGAAAAAACAGCAGCAGCAGCCAAGAAGGCAAAGAAGGCCAAGAAAGCCGCTAAGAAGGCACCCGCCAAAAAGGCTGCTAAAAAGGCTCCAGCCAAGAAAGCAGCCAAGAAGGCAGCACGACCAGTTAAGAAAGCAGCCAAGAAAAGTCGCTAGGACTTAATTATTGAGTTATAAATAATTAGTGCTTTTCTTTAAAGTGCTACAATTGGACTGAAAAGTTGCAACCTCAGAGGTAAGCCATGCTTGTATCAGTTCAAGATTTAGTCACATATATGGACATCTCTCTGTCTATGCGTCAACAAGATGCTGCCGAGATGGTTCTTGAAGGTCTTCAAAGCGAGCTAGAAGCGTATCTTCGCAGACCTGTCGAGCCAACAGAGTTCACTGAAGAATATGTTCTTGACTCGGGTCACCTTGGCGTTCCAATGGGCACTTTCCTTTCAGTTAATAGGCCGGTTGGTGACTCATTTAGCACGACGAGTCCTGTGGAAAATACCGTCTATACGGAGCCTCCACAGACAATATATTTGCGCAACTCCCCTGTCGTCTCTGTAATCGAGGTCACCGTCAAGCCGCAATTCGGCGAAGAGCGCGTTTTGGTTCCGGAAAGCGACTATGTGGTTAGACGATACGGAATTGACTACTTCTTTGGATTCTCTAACGACATAGTGACGGTTAACTACACTGCTGGCCTTGATGGTGAAAACATAAAGATGTTTAAATTGATGATTCTTCGCGCGGCAACTCGTGAAATGCAAAACATGCACGACGATGTCGTTGGTGTAAAAGACCTCAACACAAGAAACGTTGCGCCACTGGAAACAGGGTTCTCCGACCGCGAGCTTGCCTCTGTCAGAAAGTACAGAAGAGTTAGAGTTGCGTAATGGCTAGGACAACTGGCAGGATAACAATTGAGGTTGAAGTCAAGGCGGATGATGTTCTTGAACTCCTAGAAAACATGAAGGACAGGGCTAATGATATGCGGCCTGTTTTCAGATGGGCAAAGGGTCAACTTGAATTAGCCAATGCGGCAAACTTCATGGCTAACGGCCTTCCAAGCGGAAAGCCATGGGCGCCACTTGACAAGGACTACGGCACATGGAAATCAGCACGCTTCCCCGGACGCGGAACGATGGTTCAGACTGGCAACCTTTTTAGAAGCCTTATCAACATGAACGACTCGTCGGTTAACGTTATAGAAAAAGATACAGCTACATTTGGGACCAACGTTGAGTACGCAAAGTTTCATCAATATGGAACCACAAAAATGGCCAAAAGAAAAATAGTTTTCACCCCACGGGAATTCCCACGAGAACTTGGAATTAACATGGTCAAATATATGGTTCTTGGTGAGGATGCGATTACATGAGCCTGATGCATGGCCCACAGTTTGCCAAGTCTTATGTCAATGAATATCTTAAATTGGATATTCCAACGAGAATAGTTAGCTATCGAAATGGCTGGAACGTTGACGACATTACTCTCCCGACACCAATCGACTTCTTCATCCACGAACCAATTGCAATGGATACCTGGCCGACAATAATCACCGCAGCAATATCTACAAGTAAATTTGAAAGAATTGGTTATGACGGGTCAGACCCTCTCTACCGTGTTGACTACTCAATGCGCACATATGTGTGGACTAGGTCAGATGGAGCCGAAGCTGTAACAACAATGAGAGACCGCTTAACCACGGTTCTCAGAGCAGCCCTTCTCGACTACCCATGCCTCAAGGCGTATGACGATAGGAACTCTTTTCGTGCAATGATTGACGAATCAACCATTCGTGAAGAGTTCTCCGACCTGACGCTGCTAAAGGGTGACAGGTTCCTTGCTGGTTCATACATCTCGTACACACTGCAAATAGACGAGATAGTCACAAGGGAGCCAATAGGTACGGTTTCAGAAATTGACCTGGAAGTAATAAATACTCCACTAACCGATAGTCTCCCTACTTTTGAACCTTTGTGAAGTACAATAAAAAAGGTTTAAAACATAAAACCGTTTACATCAAATCTTTTTAACAGTTGCATTAGAAAAACGTTTTGCATCTGTACAATTGAAACTAATAAGCGGGATTCCAATCCTAAAACGAGCAACAGGAGTGTCCAATGCCCGGTGTAGTCATTTCAACAGCAGTAAGAACAGGTCCATCAGCAACAACGGTTCGCGAATCATCGCAGCTCTTTGTCGTTGGCAAAGCACAGCGCGGACCAGCCGACGAAGCAGTACTCATCGAGAGCATTGCTGACTTCGAAGCGAAGTTCGGTGGTTATCTTTCAAGCTCTTACTTGCACCCAACAGTCGAAACATTCTTTGAAGAGGGTGGCACACAGTGCTACGTTGCTCGTACAGTAGGTGCTTCTGCAACAGTCGGAACTCTAGACCTTGATGACTCCTCGTCGACAGCTGTTTTGACGATTGACGCAAACGGACCTGGCACATGGAGCGCCGACGTAGATGTTGAAGTTGTCGAAGTTGTTGCTGGAACATCATTCAAAATCAACCTCCACTACCAAGATGCTCTTGTTTACTCAACTGGAACTGTCACATCAGCAGCACAGGCAGCTGGAAGAATTAACCTCAGCGCAGTAGCAACTCAGTATGTTTCTGCATCAGCAACAGAAGGAGCAACAACTCTTCCCGATGCGCTTGCAAAAACTGCACTTTCAACAGGAGCTGCTGGTTCAACTGTTGTTGTTGGTGACTATGTCTCATCGCTCGATTTGTTCAACGGAGCTCTTGGTTCAGGAGCTGTTACTTGCCCTGAAATTTCAAACTCAACAATGCACGATGCATTGATTGCTCATGCAAACACAAACAGCAGAATTGCAATCTTGCATGATGTTGAAAACGCAAGCATTGCAGCTGTCAAGGTGACTGCAGTAGCTCTCCAAGGCGGAGACAATGCAGAACATGCAGCACTTTACTTCCCATGGATTGAAGTTCCAACAACAATCAATGGCGTAACACGCTTTATCCCACCAGTTGGATATGTTGCTGCCAAGCGAGCAACCGCACATAATCAGACTGGTTCACACGTTCCAGCTGCAGGCTTGCTCTCAGCATCACGTTTTGTTACTGGCGTAAAGACAGACATCGACAAGACAAACGGAGACTCACTCGATGATGCTGGTGTTAATGCAATCAGAATCATTCAGAACTCCGTAAGAATCTACGGCGCACGTTCACTCTCGACAGATGATGAGAACTTTAGATACATCACAGCTCAAGACACCGTGAACCATGTTGTTATCGAAGCTGGTAGAAGCCTCGAAGACCTCGTCTTCAGCACGATTGACGGAAGAAACACAATCTTCAGCGCAATCGAATCACGCCTCATTGCAATTCTTTCCCCGCTTCGCGACATTGGAGCCTTGTTTGAGGCTTACGATGCAAACGGAAGAAAGATTGACTCAGGTTTCACCGTCAGATGTGATGCAAAGCTCAACCCAGTTTCACAGCTTGCCGGTGGCACTGTGAAGGCAAAAGTTGGTCTTCGCGTGAGCAGCGTCGGCGACAAAATCGAAGTCGACATTATCAAGTCAAACCTTACGGCGTCAGTCGTCTAACGGAGGAATAAAGCATGCCAAATACCAAAGTTTCGCAAAGGCAAGTACTTGGAAGTATTGTGCCAATTAACCAGACTCACCCTAAGTGGACAAACTTTAAGTTCGCTCAGGTGTCTGGTGGTGAAATAACAGCCTCCGTTGAGAAGATTTACGAAGGCGGAAAACTTCGCCCGACAGTTCTTTGTGCTCCATCAGAAATTGGTGACATCACATTGACGGCTCACTACGACTCAGATAGAGTCGCTTCAGAGCTCGGAACTGGAATTGCAGAAAAGATTGCCCGTCTCCGCCCACTTGTTGGTCGTGCAGAGTACGACGTGACAGTGCAGGTTTACGACTGCGACCTCGCAGTGCCTGGTACTGACCGCGTCTACTACAAGGCCCTTCTTGTTGGAATCACTGAGCCAGATGGTGACTCATCATCAGGCGCACCAGCAACATTTGCTCTGACATTTGCAATCCAGGACGTTGAATCGCCAACAGCCTAGTTTCTTTAAAACTAGACAAAAAGTAGTTGCACTAGCTCCCACTATCTATGTGGTAGTTTTTGCAACATGAGCGACAACAGCCTTTACAGCACAGAAGTAGAAGTTCCAGTTTCACCAGCAAAAGCAAAGCAGGCTAAAGCAGAAGCCGCCCCAAAGAGCGACACTGCATTAGACCGACTTCGTGAGGTTATTACCAAAAAGGTAGAACGCACGGTGGTTTTGCTTGAAGTACCAGAGCGCCCTGGTGTTCATGTTCGCATTAGTCCGAACATCACCCAGAATCAAATGCGCAACTGGCGTAAGGCATCTGGTGAAGATTCGCGAAATGGTCTTGATGCAACAAAGTTTGCATGCATGGTTATTGGACACACAACTGTCGGTATCGAAATTGACGGTGAAGAAGTTTTTGATGAGAACGGAAACGAAATCACTTTTGCTTCACCACTTCTCCTTGAGATGACAGAAACATCACGTCCGCTTCCAGATTGCGTTCGAGCATTCTTTGGTGTTGACCCACACGTTGAGGCTGCTGCATTGGCAATTCTTGATGCATCTGGCTACTCGGATACGGTTGATGCCGTGGACCCCTCGAAGGGGTCTTCGACGAACTAGTCGATTCGCCGGAAATTAAAACGGCCGCCAGACTTGGCGAACTATTCGGAACAGACCCCATAAAAATCCTTCAATCGGATGACATTGACTGGATGATTAGGCTTGCCTGTGCTAAAGTTATATCTAACGACCGCGAAGAGCAAGAGCGAAAGTCGAAGACTCAGCAGGCATAAACTGCATAGCTCGGCCGCTTTTACACTCACGTGACTTAAAAACTCACATGGAGCAGTAAAGGTATGGCAGACGAAAAAATCGTCATAAAAATTGATGTAGACGCAAGGACTACAGCTATTGAAAAGACGACGCAGGCGGTTAAGCGTCTCAAGCGCGAGGCTGGGAAGTTCTCATCTGGGCGCAGCGACGTAACTTCTTATCTAAACACAATGGATAAGAGTTTAACAAAAAGCACAAGCAAATTAAAAAGACATTTTGACTTCATAGATAAAGGGGTCAAAGCTTTTGGTGGTGTGTTAAAGAAATTTGTGTCTGTAGCCTTAAAGGGAATCATCCTGGAAATGGCCGCTCTTGGCGCAGCGATGCTTGGTGTCCACGCTTTATTTGTCGCTGGCAAATTCTTAGCCAAGGCCTATTCGGGGGCGATGCAGATATTAGCCGGAGGTGCAGCAGCCGCCACGGTTGCCATTGCCACTGCAGCAGCTGCGATAAGGGAACAGCAAGCTGCTATGTACGCATACCGCGGGAAAGGCGCTAAAGAACTTGGTTCTGGATTAGACCAGGCACGAGCAGGAATGCGCGCCTTGCAAATGGATGCAGACCTAGCTGGTCTGGGTGTAGCTGCACTGAACAAATCGTATGCAGTCATGTCGAAAACAATGAGCACACCACAAATCAATGCAAGTACAGGTTTGTTCAAGGGTCTTATGGACTTCGGTTCTGCTGGTCAAGACCCAGCAGCCGCAGCAGAAAAAGTTGCGGCAGTAATTGAATCTCTTTCAAACTCAAAGAAGAGTCTTTCTGATGTTAAAGCTGCCGCAAATGCTGTTGGTCCAGAAATGGCAGAAGCACTAAAGAAAGCAAACGTAAAAACAAAAGACCAACTTAAACAATTGATTATGTCTGGAAAGCTTGCTGAGTTTGGCGGTGTTGCCGGGCAGTTTGATGCTGTTAACAATACTCTTATTGGTAAAGTCAAAACATTTTTTAACTTAGTAAAAGGTCAATTTGCTGACTTCGGACAGCAGTTTCTAGAGCCAGCAAAAGTAGCAATGCAGAAGATATTCAATATCATCTCTCGCGACCTAAGAAAGTTGATGGTTTTAACATCCGATTTTGGCACCGGAACGTTCATGGACTCACTTGTAGCTGGTGTCGACAAGGTCAGTTCATTCATGGTCAATGTCATTGAAAAATGGCTCCCCAGGACCCAGGGGTTCTTTACCAAAATAAGTAACTGGTGGAATTCATTTACCGGCGGCTGGAAGAGAATGGTCGATTCTATGCGTCCGTTGATTGATGGCGCGCGTGTTCTTGAAAAAGCATTTTCACCAATTTGGGCAGCGATAAAACAGGGCGGAATCGACAACCTAAACAACTTCAGAGAAGGACTAATTGAAAACGAAACCGAAGTTCTTGAGTTTGGGAATAGGGTGGGCGAACTTATATCTGGTATTTCAGATTTTGCCCAAGGTCTAAAGAAAGCATTCTTCGATATATTGCCAATCATCAATGATGTTGTTGGTGGTCTCACCATGATGTTTAAGCAAGCAGCTGGATTCATGACGATGTTCAGCGGTAAGGGTGCCTTTCTTAGTCTTCTTCCAATCTTGACCATGTTCCTTGGTGGCAAGAAAATGGGGGCGACCAAGGGTGGATTCATGACTGCTGGGAGCATGGGTCTTCAGAACATGAACGTCAATGCACAAAACGTGACGATAACAGGGACTGGTCCTGGTCCAGGTGGGCCACGTGCTCCGACACCAGGGCCTGGTACGCCAGGTTTTTCTAGCGGCAGAACAGGTGGGGCTCCAGTCCCACCTGGATACACGACCACATCAACTGGTCTAATAGTTCCTAGCAGTCCAAGAGTTATCCCTGGAGCACCTGGTGTGAGCGGAGCGCTTCCGCATACCGCTGCAGCATACGGTGGCCCAACTGCAACGGCACAACAAAGCGCGGGTATGCGGCCAGGCGTTCACTCGTATGGTGCAAACTTCGGCGTAGCAAATGCATTTGTTCCTGGAAATTTTGCAGAAGGTAAAACTGGTTTTAGAAAAGGTATTGGGCGATATAGGGATTTTGCCATGAAACAAAGATACATGCGCACACAATCGGCCTATGGTTCAAGCCTCTTTGGGAACGAAGCACTTGGCAAAAAGGGCATCAATAACAGCATGACTGCAAAAATGGGAACCGCAATGGCTCTCAGTACTATGAGTCAATTTGCACCAGAAGAAATGCGTGGAGCAATGGCTCTTGGTGGCGCTGTTGGCGCATTTAATCCATTGGCCGGAATTGGTATCGCTGGAATTGGTGGAGCAATGAAAGCTCAAGGAGCAGGAAAGGGCGCACTAGCAGGAGCTGCTGGCGGTGCTGCAATGGGTGCATTCTTTGGTCCGGCAGGAATCGCGATAGGCGCAGGAATTGGTCTTCTTGCTGGCGGAATAATGGGTGGTGTAAACGAAGTTAGACAACGAGCAAAAGAAGCACGCGCTGCAATTAAGAGCTCTGTTGGAAGTGTTCTTACAGGGATAATGACAGAACGTTCAATTGAATTTCAAGACAACCTCAATGCAGTGAACCGTGGAGGAATAACAACGGGTCGTCGCGGCTCACTTGAAGGTGTTGGCGCTGATTTCATTTCAAAAATGGCACCACTGTCAGAAAAAGCAAAAGATGCAAATCGTACGCGCAAAGGCGAACGCTACTCGGATGTTATGAACTCAAACATCACAACAGCGGCAATGCTCAAGACACCACTTGCTCCATTGGGTGTTCTGAGAGCAAAGGTTCGCGTAATGAGCGCACTAATCCCAGACATTATGGACGTTGGTTCTCTGATAGGTAAAATACCTGGTGCCGGGAAATTAAACAAATTACCAGGTGTTGGTGCTATAAAAAGCACTATTGGGATGGATGTAAAAACAGCACGAACTGGAAGAAACGAAGCTTTCATTCAAGACCTGTTTGATAATCAAGCCAAGTATGGCATGAAGATGACAGAAGATGAACTGAAAAAAGCTCTTAAAGACCCACAGAATTCAGTTCAAGAATTTGTAAAGCAAATAGAAGAACGCGGTGAAGCTTTCAAGATGATGGACGATGTCAATAAAACTCGCCTTGACACTCTTTCAAAAATGAGCGGAAAAACAAAGCCTGAACTCGAAGCTTTGGCTAAAAGCCTTGGTGTAAACCTGTACGACGCAACATTGAAATTTGACGACCTGGTAACAAAACTGAAAATAAACATGCTTCGCTCTGCAGAAGAAATGAAGGCTGCACAGACAAATGCGTTGCTTGACTCAACTAGCCTATTTGATGATGCAATAAAGCAGATAGACGCATCATATGCAATTGACTCTAAGTCAAGAACCCTTAAAGACCAATTTGATGCAGGAAGCCTAAGCGATAAGAATCTTCTTGAGTATATGAAGACTCTCCCAGCAGACCTTGCTGCCGCATACGGTGGAGACCCAGTAAAAGCTTTCTACGAACTACGTAGGTCTGTTGGTTCAGAAAAGGGAACTCAGTTCCAGACCGGCGGCGCGCTGGAGGGCATGGCGGCAACGTTCCTTAATAATCCAGTCTTCCAAAAGTATATGAAGCAGTCAGAGGACGCGATGCTTGGTGAAGCAGCCACCCAGGTTGGTGGAGTCATTAACCAAGGCGACAAAATGGTCGACCCAGCATTAATCAAGCAAAAACTTGCAAGCATGGACCCAGCTAAGCAAGAAGCATTCATGGCAAAGATATCTGCATACGAAACAACCATGAATCTTCCAGGCACCGATGCAGCAACGCGTATGGCAAAAACAAAAGGTTCAGAAGCTCTTATGGCTGAACTTGGAATACCACTAAGTGCATTGGAGAAGATTCCAGACAACGTAGACGCTGCTGCGACCTTGGAGGGTGCAAGCAAAAACTTCAAAGATGCAGTTCAACAGTATGTTGACAATACATCTAAATTTTTCGGTCCCGATGCCGATAAGCCAGATTGGTGGTCAAAAGAAGCCATGAAAGACATCATGACTGGTGGAGATACATCTTCTCCAAGAGGCAAAGGCATTGGCGATACAACAGCATCGCGCCTATCACAAACGATGAGCAGACATGCGGCGATGAATGGGCAGCTGACTGGAACAAGAAATATTACGTCTGCTTTCAGAACATTTGGTCTTGGCTCTCCAAGTTCCGACCATGCAACGGGAAGAGCTTACGACCTAACCGGACAGAACCTTGGCGCATACTCAAAGCTTGTTCATGCAAATGGTGGCTTTGCTGAGTTCCACGGCAACAACGCGAACAGACATCTCCATGTTGTTCCTGGTCCTGGAGCCATGGGAGACACATCAGTTCCTTCGTTTGGAAGGATGCCACAATCAATGCCTGGTCAGAGCGGTTCAAGTACTACAAACAACATAACCGTGAACGGCGCTCCTGGTCAATCCCCTGAAGCAATCGCTGCTGCAGTAATCCAAAAGATTGAAGCACGTGAAAGAAATATCAGGGAGCGTAGATAATGACAACCGGAGATACAGTTGGTCCGTACTACACGGGCTCAATACATTACAGAGTTATTAGAAGACTCAGCTATCTAGACGCTCTCAGCAAATACCAGGGATACAGAATTTGGGGCATGTTCAAAGTAACTGATTCTAGGTTGGCAAAGCCCGATGAGCCATTGGGTGCTGGTTGGCTTCGACTAAATAACAAACAATATTGGAATCCATTTCCATTTTATGCAACAACGCACGTTCAAGAGTATTTTGCTGGAGACGAATACACAACTCAGGTGTATGGGTCAAGGCCTGTTGGGCCGAATCTAACTGACCCAAGTGGTGTTGATGTTTCAAAACTTGGAATTGTTAATGCTCAAAGCCAACCAGGTTACAAATTTGTTGACCCTGGGACATCAAGACTGTGGGTCTCTTCTATATACAGAGCAACATTTCAATACGTCCAATGGGAATCAATCAAAAACACATCTCAGGCAATAAAATCAAAAGGCATAAATCCATACGGAGGAACAACAGTCCAAGTATGGGTCAAGGTGACCGGAACCGGAACAAGTACAGAAACCGGACTGACGTACTGGTATCACCCTACATTCCAGGCGTTTTATTCAATACCTCCAAGTGTTGATTATTTGATTGGCGCTGTTGGGAATGAAACTACAGACTCTCTTAGAGAGGGAAAAATACTTTCACTAATAGCTCAAGGAAACACTAGAGCACAGGCAATTGCTCTTATCGATTCGAAGACCGCAGGCCCAGGTTCACCTGGAGCTGGTGGCGGTGCTGGGGCAGGAGGGGCAGGAGGGGCTGGGAATGGGAATGGTGGGAATCAGAATGGAAGTCAGTCAGAACAGTCTGCTGGACCAAAAGCTGCAATAAAAGCAACAGTCAGAGTGCGCGGGAATTTCGGATTCGTAGCCCCAGGAGAGCCAGAGGGCGGAGAACCGCAGATGGTTCAGTACTACAAGTCTGGTGACAGTCAGTTACAGACAACTGCTAGACATTATTTCCTGCCAAAACCAAACCAGGTTAATTATCAGAACCTTGGTTCCGAATGGACAGAGATAGAGCGAGTTGGAAGAATTCCATTGGTCGACTGGAAAAACTACAGACTAATGAAGGTTTCATTTCAGTTTTTAGTTATTCCAGACAATACATATAGAACCGGTGCATTTGGAGAAACAGCAGACGATGGAATAACGTTCTCAATTGATGAAAAGTTGGAAAATCTTAGAAATATGGCGGCAAGGCCGTACCCGGTAATACTTTATGGATTTGATGACCTTTTGATAAATTCGAATCCATTTTCTATGTCAACCGGTGCAGGCGTCCAGTTTGTAATAAATGAATTAACAATATCTTCTCTAATCAGAACAACAACAGGCTCGATAAATAGAGCAACGTGTGACATAACTCTTCAAGAAGTACCAATTGAATACATCAATATCATTTCATTGCCAAAACTCGTTCCTGGACAAATAATCCCTCCTCCGCCAACCCTTGTCCCACCAGCATTCGGAGAGAGAGACTCCTTCCTAGACAGAGTGCAAAATTATGGGAATCCATTCAAGACAACAACGCAGGAACCATAGATGGCAACTTTTCAATACGTAAGTCCAGACATTGGTGCGTATTCAGGGAATCTACCAAATACTGCTGGAAAGATTTCAATTGGCTCACTATCCGATGGCGTGATGACCAACATAGACCACTCCATCATTTCGGTAAGCGTTGATTACTCCATGAATGAGGCATCCCAGCTGAGCTTCGATGTGATTGAAACAATGAATACTGATTTTTCACAGATTGCAGAAGCTGAGAGAACATATCCAAGAGTTCTTGAATTTGCACAAAATAATTATTTTCAAATCGGCAGAGATGTAATATATGAAACAAATACCCTGAATGAGATAAGCAATACAAACAACTCTGGAACAAATTTAATAAAACAAAAACAACTTTTTGAGATTGCAAGCGTAACATTTACCCAGGGTCCTGGCGGAAGTCCAGTATGGCAGGTTAAGTGTTTTACAAAAGCAATACAACAGATGAAGAGAGACAGAAAACCAGGCACGGTAAAAGGAACTGGAAGTACATTTGTAAAAAATGCAGCAAGAAAATACGGGCTTAAGTACTTTGGTGAAGAAACATCAAAAAAACAGACCGTAACAAAAGCATCTGGAGATAAACAAGCCGACTCGCTATGGGACGTTCTAACCAGACTTGCGCAAGATGCAAAATTTGTTATTTATGAAGTCGATGGATTCTTGGTGTTCGCTTCAGAAAAATTCCTTATGCATAAATGGGGTATTGACAGTGGTGACACTGTTCGAGTTTGGAGTAAAAAAGAAAAAAAGTTTAAAACAAAAAGCACAAAATACATACCGCTTCAATACCCTGCTGTCGGCAAAGGGACTCCTGGTTATTTTTTTGCTATGTCCTACCCGACTATAAATGTGTCAACAAATGACCCCAGGTACGGAGATGGCTCGATAGTTGTTGATAGACAAAACGGAACTCAGATAAGACCAGGAATGACAGCGTATGTTGGTGATGTTCCAAGTCTGAACGGATACTACCTAATTGACTCGGTGGGCTTCACAGACAGAACACCAGACCCGGTGACTGTTAATTTCAGAAAACCAACACTTGAGAAAAAAGAAGAAAAAGAACTACCAGTAGGAGTTAGGTTTCTTCAAACAAATGCTGAAAGACCAATACCTACAAGGGTTGCAGCAGCCGCCGTACCATATCCACCAAACGGCGCATACTTTCCGCTTCCGACAGAATTCACTGAATATGATTTTCCATCTGTCTACCCTCGCATGAAAAGCGGTTTGGTGTCTATCGGCAACATCCCTCTTTACTCGCGTCCAATACTGACGGTAAATGGTGAACCCAAAACTACATTTTCAATCACGATATTCCAAAAACCAGATTTAACAATTAATCCAAATGGATGGAAACCAGGGAATACTGCGGTTCTAATAACACCAATATGGACTGTTGGTGGATTTGCGGTAGAACTAACAGAGGCAGAGGCAATTGCTAAGTATCTGTCTGATGGATTGTTTTTAGCAAAACTTGACAGTCCTGCAAATGCATCAAAGTATGCAGACTTTATCCATAGGCAGCAAGTAGAGATACTGAGAGTCAGATTTCCAGAAATTGATTTCTATAACGGTGGCGTCTATCCCAATACGGCTGGTTTGACATGAGCAATGTGAAAATTATGAACCTTCATTCAATTAAGCACTTTAATGTAAACTTTACTTGTCAAACTCAAAGAAACAAGGCTTAACATGACTACCCCTAACATTGTAAATAGAGAAAAAGGCTCGTCTCACCCGCTTCAGCCTGGACAGTTTTATAAGGGAATCGTTGAATATGTTAACGATTCTGGTCTTGTGACGGTCAAAGTAAACGCACTTGGTGCTTCATTCGGCCCGGTTGCGCCGGTTGGGGTGACTACCCTCAATAAGCTCAACAAGGATGACGTCGTAACGTGCACATTTACTGATGAATTTTTTACTGAATTGATAGTTTTTGGTTCTTCCAATATAAAAGCCGATGTATTTGCATCGAAGGTTGTTGTCGACGGTCTTGTAGCCACAATAACAAGTCTTCAGAGTCAAATCACAGCCCTCGATGGGCGCGTAACCACATTGGAGAACGCATAATGGACATGATTAAATTTCCAGTAAAGTTTGACAGAAGCGGTTTACAAAAACACAGAGATGGGAGCGAGGACTACTACGCCCAGCTCTTGACAATATCAATTCTCACAGAGCCAAGAACACACGTATTCTCTCCACGTTTTGGCGTTCTTGACCCATCATTTCGCGGAATTGACAAGGGCGTATTTATTTTAAATGCTGCGAGATTCGTGCCTGAAGTACAAATAACAAACTTAAATACGAATATCAATACAAATGGGAACGAAATGAAAGTTGAGTTTTCTTTTAGGGTTAAAGGCGAGGTTAGATAATGGCCGCAGATTTTTCCAAATATATCGACCTAAGCATATTTGATGCTGAGCCAGGCGACATTTATTTTGACGCGATAGAAGCTGCAAGATTAACTCTTCCTGAATTCAATCTGCGCGTAGGAACTCCAGAGGACGCAATATTTCAAGCTGCAGCATATATTGGCTCGTTGAGTATTGCATCAATAAACAGACTTCCAGACAGGTTGATGGAAGGAATAATGAACATACTTGGCTACTCAAAGCAGCAGGCTGTTTCGGCCGAGGTCGACGTAACCATAACTCTCGATTCTTATTCGGGCGGAACGATTCCTGCTGGAACAATATTTAGTTATGAGACATTATTTGAAGACGAAGTGACAGAATTTGCTTTTCAGACTTCCACAACAGTTGTTATTGAAGGGATTGAGAACCCTGGACCAGAAGACGACTTGCCTAGTGCCTCGGTAACAGTATCCTGCCTGACTCCAGGAATAATCCCACCAATAACCACGCCGGGGACAGAACTTAATGTAATCAGTGCTGGAACAAATATATTTTCCGTAGTTACTTTTTCAAATTTTACAAACGGCATAAATGCGGATGAGGATTCAGATTACTTGTCTAAATCCGCAACATATCTTCGCTCGCTGAGTTCCGCTATAAATAAATCATCACAGCTTGATGCATATGTTATATCAAGCTATCCAGATGTTGTTGGTCGCGCTAAATCATATGACCTAACAGATGGCGACCCAGGACTTGGCGATATATCTGTTCCAAGACAGTCGAACGTTGTGACAACATTTCTTAATACAAACCTTGCTACTGTTGAGACTGACGAAAATCACCTATTTGTTGTTGGAGACGTTGTTACCCTTGAAAACTGTGGAGCTTCATTTAACGGACAAAGAACAATCACTGGAGCATCAGACACAACATTTTCTTTTGTTAGCGTAAACACAAACTCTGGAAGCACAAGCATAACTGGAACAGCATCTGCTGGAATCGAAAATCCTGGCAATGTTTCACTATTCACTTATGGACTTAATACTTTTTTAACAAGTACCGAAAAAGAAACGATACTCCTAGATATCACAGATAGGTCTGTTGCTGGTCTTTCCTTCAATGTGCTTGATGCAAATCTATTAACAATGGAGTTGGTTGCATCTATTGTTCTTGACCCATCATTTGTGCAAGAGACATTGCAGGAGAATATTGAAAACAATATAGTTGCATATCTATCCCCAGCTGAATTTCCATTTGGTGATGACAGGGTTAGAAAAACACGTCTTATTTCTTTAATTAGTAATATCCCTGGTGTAATTTATGTTGAGTCTCTTTCAATAACTGGAACAAATAATGGATGGCTGCCTCAGTTTGGTGACGATATTCTCTTTTTGAATAAAGGCTCTCTCCCGCTTATCTCTGCAGAAGATTTGACTATAACTTATACATTGGCGCCTGAATGATATGGCAACAACAGTAAACCTCCTATCGGCTGACAGCGCCCTGCTGAGGTCAACATCTGCAAGCGTCACTATCCCTATTTCTTCCTCTGGAACAGAATGGATTTCAACAAATAGCACGCTCAGCGTTATACCAACTGAATTCATCACAAACTTGCGGTACGTTCTACGAATTGCGCCTTCTGGTTCTGGTGATATAACCATAATTCTAGATGAGCAACTTTTAAGACTTGCTGAAAATGGAGAAACATTATCCTTTAACGCAAAGATAAGACCATCTTCCGAATGCACTATTACTTCTCAGCTCGTGGTTGATGGCGAGACCGCAATCGACCCTCATCAACAAAGTCTTTCTGGTGGAGTGTATGGTGCCATACAGTCAAATACTGTTTTGGTTCCAGATGATGAGCAAGTGCATTCTGTTTCCGCATCAATAACGGTATCTGGTCATGGTGGTGGAAATATATACTTAACCTATCCAAACCTAATTAATGACAGAGCTTTCTACAACAATCAATACATACCGCTGTCTAGAAACTTCATGCCAGATTTCTATTGGGAAATAGATAGCGCAGAGCAGTATCCGACTGCTCCATTTCATAGATTAATCGATGTTCTCACATCTGCAGGAAATGAGGTAATGGCTGAGTACCAATCAATATATCCATTTGAACGTAACGAAATCAGTAACGCAGAACAGCTTGCAGAGCTAGAAATAAACAGCTCTCTTACAAATCCTGCATTTGTAAAAGACAAGTACATTAACTGGCTCTCTCAGTTCAGCGGCTCCGGTATTCGAAAAAATATTTCCAAATCAGATGGGTCACGATTTTTTGAAACTTATGGGGAAGAAAGAGAATTCATAGAATGGCAGCTGCTTACATCCTATTATGGACGTGGTTCTGGTACTCGAGGTGCTTTACTCAACTCGGCAAAGCAAGTGCTAATAAAAACCAAAGACGATACCGAATCATCAAGAAGCGTTTCTATAACTCCAAACTACAACGGGGATAATTGGAGCTTTCTTGTAAGAACTCTAGAGAACGAAACGCCAGATGCATCAAACGGTGAATCCAGCCATCTCGTCCTTGCTGCAATGGAACCAGCAAGGCCAATGGGTTATAAAATTTACCATAGCACCGTTGATGAGTTCTATTTAACACTTAACGATATATCATTTGGGCGTCTCTCGGAGATAAGACTTGGTGTCGTTGTTGCCCCCACAGACGCTCCAGACAGCATTACCGTGACCTCTGTGACGTCTACAAGTGCAACCCTTACGTTCTTGCCACTTTCTGTTCCAGGGGGCGGAGATGGTGGTGGAATCATCTCGAATTACCAGTATGCGCTGTCAACAAATGGGACAACTTATGGTTCATACACAGCACTGTCGCCTGCAAAGGGGAGCCCGCCCATCACCATAACAGGGCTTAGTAGTTCAACAAATTATTGGGTCAAGTTGAAAGCGGTTAATGAAGCTGGTGTTAGCGCAGTTGAATCAGCCGCCGTTACCTTCACGACTTCGGCATAAATAAAAATGATAAACTTTTCACTTAATAATAAGGAGATTTAAAAATGGCTGGCTCAGGAATCAGGGTATTTGCTTCTGGAGAGATACTCACGGCAGCACAGGTTAATGGCTATCTCATGGACCAGACTGTCACCCGTTTCGCGGACGCCGCAACTCGCGACGCCGCTTTTGGCGGAGTGGGGCAGCCAGCGCTAGATGAGGGCCGTATTTGCTACCTCGATGATGTGAACTTAATTCAATTTTTTGACGGCGCTACATGGGTTGACTCAGCCCAGTTTACCGTAGGCGACGGAACAATCTCTAACGTAAAGCTTGCTGCAAACTCTGTAACATCAGACAAAATTGCTCCGGGAACCGTAATCGCGGCGGATATAGCTGCTGGAACAATCACGGCAACAGAGTTGGCAGATGGGGCGGTTACTTCAGGCAAAATTCTTAACGACACCATTGTCAACGCCGATATAAACAGTTCCGCGGCAATTGCTGACACCAAGCTTGCAACAATTTCAACTGCTGGAAAAGTTTCTAACTCGGCAACAACTGCTACAGATGCCAACACTGCTTCCGCGATAGTGGCCCGAGATGCTTCTGGAAACTTTGTTGCTGGAAAAGCAACGCTTGCAACGGCAGATGTAACCACAGTAATTGAAATGGCAAATATTGTTTCAGCTTCAGCCAATGGGACAATCAATATTGATTTCAACACAAATCCAACTGTGTACTACACCGGAAATGCATCAGCTGACTGGACGCTAAACGTAAGAGGAACATCAAGCGTCTCTCTTAATGACACTATCTCAACTGGACAAATTGCTACAGTGACTTTTCTTGCAACGATAGGTACGACGCAGAGAAGACCGACTGTATTCCAAGTCGACGGTTCAGCTATTACGCCAAAGTGGATGGGTGGAGCAGCTCCAACTATCGGAAATGCAAGCTCGATAGACGCCTATACGCTGGCAATTATAAAGACTGGTAGCGCTGCGTTCACGATGCTTGCGAGTCAGACAAGATTCGCATAAAAATATATGCCATTTGTCAATCGCATCGGAAGCGGAGCAACCCGCAAGTTCGGGTTTGGGACAGGGGTTAAACCTGGCGCACCAACGATTGGGACGGCCACACGGGGAGACCAGCAGGCAAGCGTTGTTTTTACTGAACCCGCAGTACTTGGAACTGGGGCACCTACGTATACGGCTACTTCAAGCCCAGGTGGCTTAACGGCGTCCGGTGCAAGCTCGCCAGTCGTGGTTACAGGTTTAACAAACGGTACCGAATACACATTTACAGTCACGGCATCCAACTCTTTTGGCTCGTCGACATCTGGGTCTTCAAATTCAGTGACCCCAGCAGGAGTTCCAGCTACACCTTCAGCTCCAACGCAATCTGCAGGGAACGCTTCAGTCGCCCTCTCATGGACTGCACCATCGGCCAATGGTTCTGCAATTACCGATTACAAGATTTACTACGCAACTTCAGAAGCCGGCACTTACACGCTATTCAGCGACACCGTAAGCACCACTACGTCAGTCACGGTTACTGGACTAACGAATGGCACAGCCTATTACTTCAAGATTGCCGCAGTAAACTCAGTTGGAGATAGCGCCCTGTCTGCTGCTTCTGCTTCTTCCACTCCTGCCGCTCCACCGTTCTTCCCGTTCTTCCCTACCTTCGCTCCACCGTTCTTCCCGTTCTTCCCGTTCTTCCCTGACTTCGTCGACCCATGTGCTGGCGTGAATTGCGCTGCATACGGAGCCCCACCAGGGGGAGTATGGCAATCACAGGGATTTAACACCCAACCTTGGGACCCACACTGCATTAATGCAGGATACCCTGCAGACCCACCATACTGCTGTAACTTTGGCACCAACACATGTGGGAGCGGTAATTCGTATTGGACCTCGTATATCAGCTCAGATGGTTGTTGTCAATTTAACTTGTATGTATACTGTGCTTGCAGTTAAGATGTTCACAACCAACACGCTAAAGGATTGACTATCAATGGAACCAATTAACATTTATCCGCAAGATAACCCGGACAACTTTCTATGGGTTGCTTTTGTCGTTGATGGAGAGGTTGGGGTCAAAATGCCGTTTCCACTACAAGCAAACCTATTGACAGCGGTTATGTCATCAAACCCACAGGCTATTGTCATCACTGAAGAAGACAGACTCAATGTTACAACCGGATGGACATATAGTGACGGAGTATTCAGTCCGCCGGCAGGTGAGTGAGAATGACGCCATGGCAGGAATATAAGAAAAAACTTGGCACGACCAGGCCATGGGACATGGTCAATCCAAAAGCTGAGCATGTTTCGGTAGAGGAGGCTACGGCGCGTATGGATATATGCGAATTGTGCCCAAGTCTTCTAGGGGCTACTCATCAATGCAAGGAGTGCGGATGTTTCATGAAGTTGAAGACGAAACTCAAGAACGCTGAGTGCCCTCTTGGAAAATGGTAATTTCAATCACTAATCTTTAATACCTGTTTCTTTCGTAAAAACCTATTTCTTTTACGAAACCAACTACAACATACCTCACTGGTCCATCAGAAACAGTCTTTACCCCATGTTCGTACTCGCTGTTGCCAGGGAAAAATAAAAGGTCTTTTGGATTTGGTTTCAAGGCAATTTCACGATTCTTGAAGAAAATCTCCCCAGAATTGTAATCATCGTTTATATATAGTATTGAGGCATACCTGATTGACGGGTCAGTATGTTGGTCAACATGTGATTTCAATTCCGTGCCGGGTGGCAATCTTTGCACGGTTGATAAACCGCTAAGAGTTAGAGATTGGTCGCATTCAAGTATCATTGATGACAAGCGGCGATGAATAGAGCGACAAACACCAAGATGCTCAATACCTAGTGTCTTGTCTGAAAAACCATGGGTGATTTCAAATTTTCCCTCTGCAATCAAGTTGTCAATATCGGTTCTTCCAAACTTGAGCTTGCAAAAATTAACAACACCAGACATGTAGTGGGTTTCCCAATCTTTTTGCGTAGTGTTCTCTATTGCACTAGTTATCGCATCTAGCTCTTCCTGTGTTATGAAATTTTTAATCCGAATCAACTCGTCGGTAATTTCTTCAAATTCCAGATTATTCAACTTGAGTTGAAGCAGAAAGTTCTCAATCATTGGCGACACCACAAACAGTCACAATATTCCTCAACAAAATAACTATGATTCATTTGTTTTTCATTTCTAAGCCTATAATCTGTATCTGGCTTGTAGTCTCTGCTATGAGTGACATATCGCTGGTCGAATATCTGCGCCACTTTAGACCTGTTAGAAGCAACTGTTTTTCTAAATAAGTGATGTGTAGGTGTTTTTTTTGGTTTTGCATTATTTTTGAGTCTTTCTTCATTTTCTTCAAAATGTTTTTTTACGTCAGCTAAAAGACTAAGACCTATTTCACTATGTAATTTAAGAATAAAATTACAATTGTTGGACCCAGGAAGCCCATTTACTTGGTCCCCATTTGGCAAGGCAACCATTTCTATTGTGTGGTTTAATTCATGAAGTATTGGCTCTATATTTAATATTGGAATTGAATCCAAATCCGCATACATGCCGCCGTAAAAACAGGTCACAGAATATCTCCAGATATCCGATTGAGTCATTCCTGAATAATTGTCATATATTTCGGCCTCAATTGGAGATAGGCATAAAATATTTATTACTTCTTCGCGTCTTTCTTTGGGGTTTTTAAAACAATATTTCCAATCTGGATATGTGTTTTTCCATAAGTTGCAGCATTTTTTGAAAGATTCATGAAGTTCTTCAAAGTCGCACTCATATGTTTGAAATATGTTTTTATTCCACATTTCAAATTCTTACACTGTTATATAATTTTTTATTTTGTTGTGTCATTCACATATAATCTTAACACTTTTGCTTCGTGCGAACCTATGGATTCGTTCTTCTCGTTTACTGCATCCCTGTACCAGTCGGTGAACTCTCCAGCTCGATTAAGTTTTTGCGCTGCGTACCCATAGCTCGAATTTGCTTTAAGTCTTGTGTTTTCTGGGTCCGAATAAGTTGTGATATTTATTGACGAATTATTTAAAGCAGTTAGCGATATAGGGATTATTGTGGCAATTGGTGTTCCAGCTATTATTCGTGTCTCCGCATTGGCATTTTTTGCTTTTATTGCCAGAGGTATCGGGTGGTCATAAAATGACGTGCTAATAAAGTTGGACATTGTCTCAAAATCATTATTAAAATAATTGACTGGATTGATTGTCCAAAGACTTATGTCTTCGGCGGTTCTAAAAATTAGTCCGGTGTTTAAACTTATCGAAGACTGACCCCTGCCAGCATATGCATCAATAGGGCTTGTTATTTTTATATGGTCTGGGGTCTGGTCGTTGATTCCGTCCCATGTGAAAACTATGTCTTCTTTACAGGAGAGGCTCCACCCGACCACATTCGCCTGCGTGACCGGGAAGCACCTATACGCATGGTTCCCTGATGTTTCGTCCATCCAGTCTCTTTTTACGGACATCTGAGAGATTTCAAAAATTGAACCGTTTGTTTTTTCAACAGAAATTTCAATCATTTCTCATCATTCCATTTCCTGTCGTACATATCTGGCGTATGATATTTTTTGCTGTAATCAAGCATGGTTACGATTGAGTACTTTGTCCCTGCGGTCACCGGCATGGCTTGATGTGGGTACATGTAGTTTGACGGAAATACATAAAGGTCTCCTGCCTGTGGTTTTATTTTTAAATTTTGCAGTCTAAAAAATAGCTCTCCGCCTTCGTAATCGTCGTTGACATATCCAACCAACGAGACCGTGCAGTTATATGAGAATCCGTGGTCTTGGTGTTCTTTGAAGTGCTGACCTGGGCCATACTTAACAAAATTCATTGCTTCCCAATACTTGAGGGACGCTATGTTGTGTTCGGAGCGATAGTCTCTGACGGCCGGAAGTGCGGAATCATAAATGTCCTGCCAAAGCGATTGTAAATTCAAGCTAACAGTGCTTTTGTCGTGTTCAATATCTGTTTTTTTAAATTTAAAATCAACACAGTCTCTGTACTCTGGCACTAATTCTTGGTATCCAACATATGCTGGCTGCCAACTATAACCAGTTGTATCGCCGACTGGTTTTAGGTTCGATTCAATTCTATTGATAACATCAAAACTCGATTTGATTATATTTCTGTAACACTTTATGCCATGCCCAAAATCGATTTTTTCTGTCCATGTTTGCATTTGAAATGCCCTACTTGTATTTTCTTCTTGACCAAATTTTGTTTTTGTAAACCCCACCATCGGGCTGGCGGTAAAATCTTGCATTGTTCATGTATTTGGACTGCATTTCTTCTTGTCCCAACATTTCCACTTTGTGTTCCCAGTCTTCTCTTTTGAACGGGAAAATCTGGAGATAGGGAGTCCCAGCAGGTATTACGCCCTCCCAGCCCTCAATGAGGAAAAACGGAAAACTTCCCAGTAAATGAACCTTATCTGAGTCAACGATTCCTGTTGTGTTCAAGAATGGAAGGTCAAACCTATTCATCGGCGTCATAAACAAGGCACTATAACCTTCTGGGAGTTCTATGCCCCAGTCAGCAAACCATGCAAAATGGTGGTCGTAATAACCCTGTGGATGTACGAAATCCGGCATCGGCGTTCTTGGCGTGCAGAAGTTTTTATACTGACTATTTTCTACCTTGACGTCAATTAAACCTTGAGTGTTTTTGTAAAATGTCAAGTCGCAAGGAGTTTTAAAAACATATCCGGTTAAAAAGGCGTCCAGAATAGCAGGACAGGCTTTCCATGTCGGAATTTTACCGTAATCGTCTGTTGTTCCTTCTTTTGGAAATGGACAAATTTCTTTTGTTGCTTTACGGTATTCCCCGTTTAGATTTTTTTCAAAACTGTCAGCATCTTTATACCATTGTGGAGCGGCGCTTTGTGCTGCTGATGGGGCGTATTTATTTTCTTTGTCCAGCCATGGTCTATGTGGTCTGAATATTGCGATGTTGTATTGCTCGCTCATTGTTTATGCCCTAGCTTATTTATGTCGGTCATGACTACTACACAGTACTTTATGCCAGATTTTATTGGAAGTGACGCATGCTCGTAAATATAATTTGATGGAAAAATTGCAATATCCCCAACTTTTGGTTTGTGCACATAACCGTCAAGTCTTGGGAATTCAATTTCTCCACCCTCATAATCGTCGTTGATGTAGATGACGGCAGAAACAGTGCAATTGTATGCCGGTCCATGGTCTGCATGTATATTGAAATGCTTACCCTCGCCATCGTATTTTACGAAGTTGAAAGCTTCATAGTAAACAACACTTATACCCCAGTATCTAGCATAGTCATCAATGCAAAACTTGAGTTTTTCATATATCTCTTGATGAAGGTCCAGAAGCTCGGAGTTGTGCTCGTCTCTTGGTCCTAGATTTTCTTGCTTGTATTTGAAATCGTAACAGTCTCTTGCTTTTTTTATCGGAATATTAGAATTTGTTACCTGGGCTTCGTTCCAGCTGTATTTTTTGTTCCCGGACAAATTTGACTCAAGAATCTTGATGTATCTATTTGAATCTTCAAGCGAAAAAGTATTTTGGTATATGTTTAATCCTAGTGCTGGATTTTGGGCTGTAATTGTTTCACTGGCAGCTCGATGGATTCTATTTGACGCAGTCTCTGACCTGTCTTTTGTGAACCATGGAATTGCGTTTTCATCATAAATACTCATACATGTATCTTATAGTCAGGCTCGGTGCTAGCATCGTTACATGGAATTAATAGGAACATGGTTCATAACCGCAACCTCGCCCCTGGGAAAAGAGACATATAACCTGCGTTTGAATGACGATGGTTCTGGCTCAATTTCACATGACAGGGGAATCGTGGAATTTTCAGATGCTCTAATCAGCACCTCTGACGAGTCCATGACAGTGAAGATTTGCGGCCACACAGACATACCAATGAGCGTCGACTTTCTGTGTCAATTTGAGTCAGTAGGCAAATCTCTTGCTGGATTTGTAGAAATCGGCAAATACGCAAACATCGAAATAAACGGGGTAAAGATATGAGCATCAAGTCAGTTTTTGATATGCCGATAAAATCTGTAGATGGAACGTTTGATGTTATGGACTCGGTTCGTGGCAAGGTTTGCTTATTCACGAACATCGTCACCAAGACTGGCTACACCCCAAAATGTAGCCCCATCTGGTCTTACGCAAGAGCTGCCAGACAATTATGGGAGCTACAGCAGCTTCATGAAATGTTTTCAGACAAAGGTTTTAGCGTTGTGGGATTTCCGTGCAATCAGTTTGGCCAAATGGAACCATCCGACAATGAGGATATAAGTCAATTCATATCAGAGGCCTATCCATTTGTGACTTTCCCAATTACAGAAAAAATTGAAGTAAACGGTCCGGGCGAACATAAAATATGGAGTTTCCTAAAAGGTGACACCGTTCGTGCTTTTGATGACAGCAAGGCAGATGGTTCAGATAAAGCTGCATCCGGGCAGAACCTAGCTGGACAAGCGATAATGCGCATACCTCACAACTATGAGAAATTCATGGTTAGCAGAGAAGGTCAGCAAGTTGCGAGATTGAACTGGGCCGACCTCCCACTTGCCGAACAGCCGCTTGCAGCGGGCTCCTCATGGACCGTTATAGAGGCAGTGAAGTCTCTTGTAGGTTGATTATGAAAATGCCTTCGACCCCGACCATTGGGGCCAATGAACTTAAAGAGATAAGTGAATTAGTTGTCGAGGACCTTGGCAGTGGAATAGTCGTTTTTAGAAACGCTTTTTCCGTTGAGGACTTTATTCTCAGACATATAGACGATTGTGCTGCAGAGGCACATAAGAGCAGATGGTCGTATGTAACCGATGAGGATGGGGTTGAATACGGGATAAACGAGGACGGCTTTAGATACCGCCTAGAAGACGTCCCAAATGCCCCTGTAAGGCTCCTGGAGCCCGTTACAGAGGCGACAAGCCCCAATGTGGTCGAATACTTCACCTATCTTGAGGACGCAATCTACAAGTGTCTAATACGCTATACGGACATGTTTCCGCTGATAGTCGGAAGCCTCTGGTGGAGGACCAGGGGTCACATACTCAGATATGACGGTGGGGGCATTCTTGGGTGGCATCAAGACAATGACACGAACTACAAAGTGACCCAGGGTGTCAGGTATATGCCAAGGGGGCAGGTGGCGCTCCGACAGACCGCTGGAGCCCTTGCGTATTTCAACGACTGCGTTGACACTAAGGAAGAACTTGATGGCACCAACTTTTCTGGCGGCCATCTTAAGTTTGCATACCTCGGGATTGACTACAAGCCCAAAAAGGGGGACATCATTATGTTCCCTACAAACTACATATGCGCTCACGGTGTAACAAAGATGGATGGTGGCACAAGATATGCATATCTCTCGTTCTTCGGACAAGGCGGAACAGATAATGCTGCAAACATAAGAATAAAGGAAAAAGACGCGAGTATTCAATGGTGTGAGCCAGTTTGGTTCGACAACATCTATGACGACTACGAGTTTTATTGCAAGTCTGAATACTCAATCTGGTCAAAACCAACCCCAGGTTTAGAGCTTGGCTCAAACCCTGTATTCCAAAATAGATGCGTCACTCAATACGGCGATACGCACACTGCGCTGGAGGTGAACCAAGTTGAAACGATATGAGACCAGGACACTTGAAGTCACGGATGAGGTTATAGAAGAAATATCGAATCTTGAATTCACGGACCTTGGTGGAGGTGTGATTGTATTTCATAATGCAGTCGACGTTGACCTAGAAACCATGTCGAATTGGATTGACAAAAATGCTCTTGCAGCACACCAGCAAAGATGGAAGTACGACATCGACATAAATGGCGTAGTCTACGCAAAGAACGAAGATGGGAATAAGTTCTCTATCGAGCAAGTGGAGAGAGTCCCTGTAAGAGTTCTTGAGCCGGTCCAGGACCATACAGAAGAAGAAATTGTATCCGTGTTCAGAAACTGGGAAGACTGCATATACAAGTCTCTAATACGGTATGTGGATATGTTTCCACTCGTGGTTGGGACTATATGGTGGAGAAGCAGGGGACACGTTCTGAGGTACGACTCTGGAAAGTACCTGGGACTACACAACGACAACGACACAAACTATAGAGCCACGAACGGGGAGAGGTACATCCCCTATGGTCAGCTTGGAGCCAGGCAGACAGTTGCCGTCTTGCTGTATATAAATGACTGCGTTGCCACTCCGGACGAATTAGACGGAACGAATTACTCTGGAGGGGAGCTCTACTTCCCATACCTTGGAATTAGCCATATGGCAAAGCGTGGGGACATCATAATATTCCCAACAAATTACATTGCTTCGCACGGGGTAAACACCGTCACCGGCGGAACAAGGTACGCCTATCTTGAATTCTTTTCGCAAGGAAGCCCTGACCCAAACGCAAGGATAGAAGTCTCGGAAGAGGATGAGGTTTCCAGCTGGTGCGTTCCGCACTGGATTGATACGATTTACGATGACTACCAAAAGTACGCGTCCTCAGTTAACCCAGGTGACAGCAAAACACTCGTAAGAAATCTTGAGGGCAAAAATGGTTACATTAATCCGTTGAACATGAAAGCTGAATCAGTTGAGTAAGGTTGGAATAGTATCTCTTGGCAATATGGGTGTGACAATTGCTCACAGCGTTATTAATTCTGGGCATATTGTCCACTGGACATCAGAAGGTCGTTCTGAAACGACAGTTGCCGCAGGCAGAAAAATAAAAGATGCCATAGAACACGAGTCGGTTAAAGAACTATTTGGCTCAGTAGACATTTTCATTTGCATCGGCAGAGGTGGAGTTGCAGAGGAAACAATAGAGCTGGCAAAGAAGTACGCATTTACAGGAATATATGTAGACGGCAACAATCTCCACGGTCTAGAATCAGAACTGAATATTGCATCAATAGCGGAATCTGGCGGGATTAATTATGTGGAGGCTCTTTTCCGAGGCTATCCGCTTGGTTATGACCAAGGTGGAGGAGAGGACAAAAGAAATTTATATCTTTCAGGTCTGTGGAAGTCAGCAAAAGTGATTGAATCACTATTCGTTGACGGAATATGGAAAGTAGAAATTGTTGCAGAGTCAGCAAAAGCTTTAAACCGAACAAGATTTAAAAGACTTTTTTAATGGTTTTGTGTTTTATGCTCGCCGACTAAAACCTGTTTTTGTTGGCTATTCAGCAAACCAACATCTGACCTGAATTTATTAACCCAATCATAAGCGCCTGGTTTATTTTCTTGGCCATTACCGTGATAAAACCACGACAGAAATGCCCAGCGCTCTCCACTTGTGACTTCATCTACTTCGTGGCAACCAATAAAATTAGATGGATATATAAGTGCGGAGCCAAACTCCGGTTTTGCATTTATTCCCCAGGTCCTGAATCTGACGTCCCCGCCTGCATAGCCATCATTTATAAAAATTGATGTTGTGAGCGTGTTGAAAGCAGGGCTTGTTGTTAGTGGTTCCAATGTTCCGGGTTTGTAAGGAATGTTGCAGTCTGAATGCGGCCCCATTCCATTGCCAGTTAGGTATCTAATTAGGTATCCATCGGTTTGACCAGTTATGCACTCCGTTGCAACAGGAAAAATTTTGCAGTACTCCACAGCAGCTGAATAAATTGCTTTTCTTAGCAATGTTGTTATCCCGAGTTCTTCTATGTCCGTGTATCTGCTTGGAGCTGCTTGCTTGCCTTGTTCGTCAAATTCATAACCACCATCACTTATAAGCTTGCCGTCAATAAGCGAATAACCCTGAGGAATCTTTGCATTGGCTATATGCAGCAATTCGTTTTCGTCAATTTCATCACGCTCGATTAGGCCATAAACGATGGCTATCCCATGACCCAAGTGTTTGATTTTCATGCGTGTTCACCCATTGCCAGTCGATATGTATTAGAAGATTTTTCCTCGCCAACCGATTCCAGATATTCAATAAATCTTTCCCTGAGATGCGGGATATAAACATTGGAGGATACAGCCGCTTTTTCTGGGTTGACGAGAGGGTCTTCAACTTCTTCGTTAACTGATGGATTTGGCGTTCCATGAGCGTACCATCCAAGATAGGTGAATCTGTTGCCTGATTCAACCGGAGTAACTTCATGCGCAGCAATATAGTTTGATGGAAACATCAAAACATCGCCTCTTCTTGGAATGTACTCAATATCCAAATATGTAAACTTATGATGCCCACCTGTAAAGTCACCCAGCTCAAAAACTTTCTCCCCATCTAGGCAGTTACCAAAATAAACCAAACATGACAGTGTGTTTCTTGAAGCAAGCTGATGTTGAGGGTGTGGTAATCCATAAACATAGTCAACGCTCGTGTCGCTATGCTCCCCTATGAAACCCCCACACTCGGAAGAGTAATTGACTAAATGTCCTTTCACTTTCCACCATATGTTTTTGAAAACAATTGGGAACATGTGCATATATCTGAAAAGATATTTATCTTTGCATTCCTCAATAAAACAAAATAATTCAGCTACTTCTGGTCTTGTGTCCTGGTGTACCCTAGACCCCCTTCTTGGCATTCTATCTATCCCATTTTTTGAAAAAAAATAACCACTTCTGTTAACATATTCTTCCAAGCCATTGTCTGGATTGATAGCCGGCTGGTACATATCGCCCATCTCTCTGTCAACAATTTCTTTAGATATTCGGTTAACGTAATCCCAATCAAGGCTTATGGCGTTACGAAATACAACAACACCACCACCAAGATGTTCGGCTTTAGAGTTGTTAAAAATCATTGATGGTCATCTTTTCTTGATTTGAATGGAGTCTTTCCTGATGGTATCTTACCCTCATCACCATATTTATCCATTAAGTATTGTTCGTAGTCTTCAACTATGGTTTTCATCCACCATTGTCCACCCACCGGCCTTTGTGCGGAATCCGTTGGCTCTTGCGGTGAGACCCCTTTGTCTTGTTGCGGGGAGCCCTGTGCAAACCACGAAAGGTATGAGTACCTAGAACCTGAAGTTACTTCTAGTATTTCATGAGCGCCCAAGTAGTTTGCTGGCATAAAAAGAATTGTTCCACTTTTAGGTTTTATGGTTATGTCAAAATACGGCAAAACCATTTCTCCGCCAGTAAATGAATACTCATCGCAATCCGATTCATCGCAATTATCGTTTATATAGAGGAGAGCACTTATGACGTTTCTAGTGGCGTGCTCAAAAGGAGGGAAATGACCATACCTGTAGTTGACATCGTTGTCGCAGTGGAAACCCAGTTTTGAGCCAGATGGATATTTAAGTGCGTGCCCTTCGCTTTTCCACCAAAGACACTGCAGTACAGCGGGAAACATTTCTACATACTCAAGTAAGCACCTGTAGATAGCTTCTTCGCACTCTATAAAGAAACCGTGATTCAGCTCTTGAACTCTTATTGGAGTTTTTGATATTTCATTAAGTTCGTAAATAAAACCACTTTTGTTTATTGCGTGAATTGGTTTTCCGTCAATATCGTATACATACTCATACTGTGCTTTTATGGCTGCGTCAGAAAGTTCATCTATCAGGCCTGTAATCTCCACGACTGGAACATTTACTGCATCCCTGAATACAACTACACCACCACCGAGATTTTCCACATTGAAAGACATGTCAGTATGTTAGTCAGTTTTTTTAACCACCGGAGATTCTATGATTGGTCTATCCGTGTATATTCCCCAATCTGCATTTGGGTTTACTCTGGGTTCAATTGGGCTAAGATTCATGCTTACAACAATCCTTGGACTTTCAATCATTTGCCGTGCTGTCATGTGGGTAATAAATGAGTTAAAAATAATCAACAGTCCATCTTGCGGCTTAACAGAAATAGTGTTGTGCATATAACCACACCAGTGCGCTGAAAAAATTAAATCCGCAGAATCAAGTGGGGCAGATGGGTAGTAAGCAATAGAAAAATAGTCACCAGGGTGTGTGTGATGGTTTTTGTAATGACTGTGAGCTATCACACTCTGCCCAGGCATTAATTTTATCGCCCATATTTCATCAATTTTGTATTTACGATTTGTTACTTCGTCAACAATTTGAACAATTAATTTTTCAAGTTTTGTGAATTCAGGTGTTACTGGAACAACTGTATCTTCATACTGCACAAAACCACGACTTACTGAGCCATATTCTTCGCAATCTGCATTAACTGGAAAACCGTATAAGTTTATATCGGACACAATCTGTTCATTGTCTATGTCCAAAAGCTGCGATGTAAATATGTTTTGATTTATTAAAGGAATAGTATTTATTTTACTCATATACAAAGTTGGACATATCTACTGGTGGGTTTGATTTCAGCCACACATTGACAACCATTACATTTCTAACCCCATACAAACAAGGGCTAGTTTGATGCACAACCCGACCTGCATCAAATATAACCAATCGATTTTCTCTAAAGGCAATTCGCTCTCGCATCTCAATCGGGTCAATATGTTTTTTCAAATTTTCCCATTCAAGCGCATTGTGCTCACCAAAGACAAGCTTTGATTCAAAAAGCTCAAGAAACCCACCAACCACTTTTTCTTTTGATGGGCCGTAATAGACACACCCAACTTCAGGCCCGTTGTATATTTTTTTATCCTGATAAAGAAAAGTGTCTTCATCAACATGGGGTCCAAGAAACTGTCCAGCCCCAAATGTTCTTGTCCAGTACTCAAATCCAAGAACTTCACTTATCGGCATTGGTAGATTGGTTTCCCATATCTCCCTAATGACTTGCTTCCTAAGTGTGTTGGCCGAAGAAGACCACCAACCATGCCAAAACATATAAGGTGCATAGCAGCTGGATTTTTCATCATGATAAGAGTTGAGCTCGCTAGCAATGCGTGAATCAGCTGTCATTGGACCAGGGAAAAATGATGCATCCTGGATGATTGCTGAATAAACAGTCTCATCTATGGCGTCATCGTAAATTTTCATATATTTTTAACTTTATTCAATTTGTAAAATGGTACGCTTGGCTTTAGGTGGTGGTTAAGGTGCTTATGGTGTAGTCCGGTAAATATGAATCCAAAAACAAATTTATTATTTTTTGCAGTAAAATTTTGGTTCTCTGCCTCTGTTGTTTTCCCAGAAACGTACGAATAGCTTATGTGTGGGAACCACGATAAGAAAACGAACACTAGATACGGAAAAATAAAGGTTGGGAAAAGCCATATGAACGTAAATTCCATCAGTTTCCCAAACATATACGACGAAAGAAATAAGACGAAAGTTGCTCTGTAAAAATTAACTTGAGCCTTATCTTTATACATTAAATACGCAAATATCGCCTCTCTTCTGCCTAACGTTTTTTTTAAAAGCTTAATGCCACCTGGAAAACAAACAACTACTTTTTCGTACAATCTTTTTGTTGGGAATTCAATTATTGAAATAGCACCATCCGAACAACTACTATCAGGGTCCAATTTTGAATTTGCGTACCTATGATGCGCGATATGTAATTTGCCGTAACCCAAAAACGGCAAACCCAAAAACACGGAACTAGAATGACCAACTAACTTATTCAAAAATTTAAACTTTTTTATTCCACCGTTTACGTTCCCGTGTATTGCCTCGTGCATTACCACAAATAGGTAGTAACAAATTACCGTGTTTATTAATGTGGCGATAAACAGTGGGAAATGCCCAACAATGGAAACTAACGCAACCAACACGTAGGAGAACATAAGAGAAATCCAGAAAAAAATTATCGGCCACCTTATTCCGTCGTTTGTTTTGTCTGGGTACAGTTGGTTCACAGGTACCCACTACCAACCGTATCGCGTAGATACTCTAGGTCAAAATCAAATATTAAAACCACCCTGTCATTTGTTCCTTCGTGTATTACAGAGTGCCTGTATGGCGGGCCATCCTTGAACGCAAGAATTTTCCCCTCATCCCATGTCCTGGTCTCATTTCCAACGGTAATTTTGCATTGTTTATCGTTTACAATGCATAAGTGACATCTCATTATTTTGTCAGAACCATTGTGTGGATTAATTATTGCCCCTGGTTTCACTATGCTGAACATTCCGCCAGAACACTGTCCATCATCTGCAAACTCTGAGACTATTGAATTAAATGTCTTAAAATAAGAACTTGAGTAATCAAGATGTGCCTCTAGGTCTTTTTTTGTCTTCCACTTAACCACGCTACCCAGCAGTTCGGTATTTCCCCACTGCCTGCTATCTGCGCTTGGTCTTGTCCCAGCAAAACAAACATCCCACACCCCTGAATAAAGGTCTATTTCTTCTTCTTCTTCTTTTTCGTTTGATTTTATCTTGAGCTTTGGCGACGCAAGAGTGTTGCCGCCACCCCTGGTTGGGAATGGGTGGCTATGTTCCATATAGGAATTAAATTCGTCTTTTATAGAGAGCCAATTTTTTTCAATCTCCACGCATACGGGGATTTCCCTAATAATATCATCCCAGAATGCTGGCTCCATTGACATTTTAGTCCTTAACGAAAGCCGTGTATCCGTAACTTTCAGAGTTGTGAAATGTGCTTCCATTTGAAAACTTTAGCACTTCGTGTAAATCACTTAGTGGGTGCAGGTTGTAATCGTCTCTGTAAATCTTCCCGGAATTGTTTGTTGAGTTTATCAGCAGCACACCGCCAGAAGACAGGGAGCCAATGCATTTTTCAAGCAACTCTATATCGTAAGCAACATCCCAGCCCATAACTTGAATTAGGTCAAAACCGGAAGCCTCTCCGTCGCCTATCTCGTCTGGCTCGACAACGCCATAACTTGTATCTCTAAGGCTTTCCGAACCGATACTCATGGAGTGGTCACGTAGAAAAGTTTCAAAATTATAAAGAGATTGATTGTTAACAAAATTTATGCTGATGTTTTTTCTCTTAGAGAATTCTATGAATTGCGAACTCCACAAATCCGGACTAAAAAACAGTATTTTTTCTGGATTCTTGACAGACATAAACAACTCAACCGAGTTATGCATGTTTGCCATTATCTCTCTCCACCCAGTCTGTGGGTTTAGGAGCAAATCCATATACCAAACCCCCTCCGAAGTACCCCTGGATGCGATTGACATATTCAAGTTCAAGGATGCTCGCCAATCAATTGCTTTTTGCGCTGACTCAAAGACCTCGTTAGTTATATCTTCCCAGGATGATTCCGTCCCCAGAACACGCTGCATGGGAGTATTACTCAACAGATGCGTAACCATTGCAGTACGTAGCCACCTATTGTCCATTTTCAGACGCCTTTGCCAACTTGTAGTTCCAGTATGCCTCTCGTGCAATACTTGTCATCTTTACATTTATTTTTGCCAAAAATCTTGGTATTGAATTAGACGTATAATCAGCGCTTGCGCCTCCCCTAATGTCACTGCTGTACTTCCAGAGCTGGCGTATTTTTACAGCTGCGTAATCAATCCTCATTGAATCAATGTCGCTTGGGTCTTGGTCTGTAATAAAACATATGACCGCAAGTTTTTGTTCATTTCTTTTGGCGTCTTTTTCGGCGTCGTACAAGTTTGCTCCGCCACTTTCCCTAGTTCTCATTTGCTATTTCCTCCACTAATTCGTTACGGGTGAAGTCTCCAGGTTCTGTTTCTTCCCATTTTCTCTGTGGGTCATTTGACTGGAGTAGGTCGCAAAAAAAGGCAGCTCCATCTGGGAGTTCAAAGGATAAAAGCGCTGGATTCCAGCGAGGAACTTGGCTATCCCTATTCGGGTTTTGCATTGGTTCTTGGATGAATGGATAATCCGGGTCCATATCTGGGCATATTTCATACCTCCCAGAATTTAGTGCAATTTCGACTATTGAAATCTTCCGTGGTATTTTTGGAGCTATTTTCATAACCGCCCACTAATCCCGGAGTCTTGCCAGCGCCGCCAATTGAAGTTTCAAACATTCGTATGCATCGTACTGTGCAAGCAATGCAGTGTTTTCGTTTACCGAAAGGTCAACTGGGTTTTCCATACCAGCCTCTAGGTCATCATCTTCCACACCAAGAACAAAAGCAAGCGTGTATATTGAGTATTCGAGTATCTGAATTGCTTCAGCCTTGGCCTTTGCCAATTGTTCTGGTGTTAGTGCCATGTTGGAAGCTTACTCAGCAATTCTTAACTTGATGTTGTTAATCTTTGAGATAAAATCAGCAATCAATTTGTGGCCATGAATAATGCCGTTTGAGTCCATACCTGGGGTGAAGTTGACATCATCAAACGTGTCTGGGTCGAAACCTTCTTGGAGCAGTCTCTCCATAAGCTGTCTCTCAATGTCCTTCAGGGTGCGCTGATAAACAAGCTTTTTTTCCTGAGTTGTAAAAGAAGATTCAAATTTCATGGCTGCTCCGTAATCCGTACGTTGGACAAGTACCCATATTCTACACTACGGATTGGCCAATTTCGGCAGACCAGTGAATGTCGGCCCTATCCGATTATCGTCAGCGTCAAGACCTGTACGAATCCCTTTGGTCCAAGTCCATGGTTTTTCAATACCATTTCGCGCCTTGAGTTCACCATATTTCATTCTAGAATCCACCAGCTCGGCATCGTCCCAGAAATTTGAAACAATAACTTCGGTGTTTTCCAGAATTGAATTATCGTAAATATTAAAAAAACAAAATGGACTTCCTGCTTCAAAAACTACAGGCTCTCCAATTTTTGTTATTTTCCAGTTCATTTGAGATTCATCCGGCCACCAGTAGCTGGGTATTGTCGCAGTGAGCGGTATTGCTCCATCTACAAAATAGTTTGGAGAGCCTGAAAACCACGTGTTGTAACCTTCTTCAGTATTAATGACCCACCCCATATGGATGGAAATCATTCCTATTATTGAAGATGTAGCCTGAACGCGACCGGATGAAGATATCTCGCCAGAAAGAATAACGGGAGGAGTATTTCCTCCATCCCACTGGACAACAAGGTCTTCCTCCATTTGCAATTCCCATCCGTAGACGTTTGCAACAGTCATTGGCAGGCACTGATAAGCGTGTTTATTGTAGGTGTTATCCATCCAGTCTCTTTTAATACGAGACTGTTCTATAACAGGTGGTTTCGAGTGCATTTTTTTAAGGAATAACTTTGTCATTTTTTAAAAATAAACCTTTCCCCAATGTCGCTAGATGTTGAAAAAACATTTGACTTATCGTATGTTGCTTTTTCCCCGTCAAGGTCTTTGCCGTAACCTTTCCACATTTTATGGAATCTGTCATTGTAGTCAAACATTGTAACTGCTGCGTATTTGGTACCCCTCGTTACAGGCAGAGATGCATGAGCATAAATGTATGTAGATGGGAACATCACTATGTCGCCATAAGTTGGTTTGAACTTTATGTCAAGGTATGGGAACCATAATTCTCCACCCTCGTAATCGTCATTTAAATACATAACCGAAGACACTGTGCATATGTAAGAAAAACCATGGTCAGCGTGTATGCTGAAGTGCTGCCCCTCCCTGTATCTAACATAATTAATTGCCTCCATAAAATCCATGCGCAAGTTGTATCTTGCTTCGTAATCTTGAAGGCAGGCTGTTAATCCATATACGGTATCGTTGTATATATTTATTAATTCAGAAAATTCTGATGGACAATTTTCAAGATGTGTTGGACTTATTTTACAGTCCACGCAATCTCTGTAGTCCTTCATTACTTCACCATCGCCAACCAGCGCCTGCATCCATGAGTATGGTGGCGTACTGCTTCCCCCAACAGTCGCCTCGAGGCGCTCTGGGATTCTCAAATCCTCGCTAAGCACATTTCTGTAAACTAGAAAACCTGCTTTGGGGTCGCCAACATATTCTACTTCAATGTTTTTCATGAAATCATCCTACACCCTCAAACCAGAGCGGCAACACCAAGCGATAGCCGTTTTTTACATTATCCACATAGTGCGAATAATCGATTCCGCTTGGGAAAAGCACGCAGCTACGAGCAATTGGTTTGTATGAAATAGATAATTTTGGAAAAACTAGTTCTCCTCCTAAAAAATCATCATTAAAGTAAACAATCGAAGAAACAACAAAATTTGAACAGCCATCCTTGTGGGAGCCATCCATGTTGACATTGTCTGCATGCTCTTCCGGTTTGTGGCCGACCTCCGTTTTGAACAAATTTGGCACACAGGAATCAAGACTCAAACCGAACATTTCCTCAGCAGCAATTCGCACCCTTTCGGAAATAGAAAAAAGAATACCGTAGACAAAATCGTCTAAACACAAAATATAATCACTACTGTAATACCTTACGCAATCATCGTCTTTTGCGTGATTTTCAACTTCTGGATATTTATTTACAAATTCAATAATTAACGAGCGTTCTTTCTCGGAAATAAAATTAAATTCATAGAATATTTTCACTCACTTCTCCACAGTATAAAAAGATGGCGTTGTATACCTGTAGCCTTTTTCAATCATGGTCACACCATGCAAATAATTAACATCTCCTGGGTGTATTACTGCTAAACCTGGTCTTGGTTTAACGCTGATTTCGTGTTGCGGATAATAAAGTTCGCCACCGTCAAAATCATCGTTGTAATAAAATAACGAGTTTATATCGTAATTTACAAAAGCGTTTGGTCTTCCATCATTGAGCTGTTTGTCTGCATGCGGGCGTTGCTCTATCCCGGGTCGCCACTTCATTATCACGGGTGGTCGGACTGATACCTGTACATTGAAAATATTTTCAATTGTGTTCTTCATTTTATGTATATATTTATCTATTATTTTATGGACATCAGGATTTAGTCTAAGAATGATTTCGCTGCTGCACTGTCTATCATTCCAATAATCAGCGTTGTACAAACATGTTCCATCTTCCGAGTAAACGCTTTCTGCTTCATTGTTCCACTCGTTTATAGTTGGGCAAAAATTTTGTATTTTGTTTAGGTCTTCTTGGTCTATAAAATTTTCGATTATATGAATATTTTCTGGACCGCTACCAAAATGGCCCGGTGGTATTTCCCATGGTGAATTTTCAATTGCCGACATGTCAACAAGACTACCAAATTACCGTTTCTGCACCAAATCATACAAATATTGGTCTATCTCAGAACGTCGTTTTATTTCTTTTATGTGGCTTTTATCTGGTTTGAATCCATTTTTATTTGAACAATTTAATGTGTTATAAATTGATTTATCCAAAGAAAAACCATGTGATTTTTTTAATTTTTGCTCAAGCCAGCTAATTGCCTCTAATCTTTTAGGAAGCGAAAACAAGTTCATATATTCAATTAACTCTTTTATCCCATCTTCGTCCGGCATGTCATTTTCTATAAAAACAATATTTTCATCATTCCGAACATCGTCATTACTAAGCGACACAAGAGACTTGTCAACAAATGCAATTCTGCAAAACAACATTTTTGACTGTATGTTTCCAGAGTTTGAAAACAGCTCATTAACCCCAAAGGGTGTCATGTTCCCATAGATGAACTCATCCATGTATTCATTCGACATTTTTAAACCAGCGCCAACTGATGCGTAAGCCGCAATACTCACAAAATGCTCTACTGGGTCTCTGACTATTGAGAAAACTTCAAAGCCGTCGTTATTGTAAACAATTGGATTTTTTGCAAAGTGTCCAGATATGAAAGGAAAGTCTCTCATTCCTTCGTCGTCGTACATTAGCTGTGATTCATGTGCGTCTGGTAAATACACATCAACAATTCCATTATTGTAAAATGTTTTCCATAGTGCGTGGCAAATACCCATTCCTGAAGTTCTGGGTATATGCAAGTGGTACAAGCGCTTCATAAATTTATCGTGCATCAAGAATTCTTTTTTGTTCTTTAGTAAAAAGTATGTTGTAAATTTCAAAATCTAGCCAAATTTTTGACATGATTAAATTTTTATGTTTTTTGCTTATCTTAAAATCTAGTCTTGGTGTTGAATTTACTATCTCAATGCTGTTCTCTATTTTTATCTGAAACAAATCATACAAATACGCATTTAAAATATTGATAAAATAATCTCTATTTACAACAGTTCCAATAATTATGTTTTCAATTTTATTCATCACATCTTCTATTGATTGTGGTTTTTCCACAAACACAACTTTTTCGTGATTTGCAGTTTGCAATGCGAGGTATGAAGTCTTTGAATAAAGAAAACAAGACTGAGGGTTTTCGCAGCCGGACATACCCTCAAATTGAGACAACATTTCATTGCCCTCTGTCAAAAAAAAATCAAGAAAATCTTCCGTGAACGGTTGATTCGTATAGCTCGCAGCGTATTTTAATGTGCTTAGGTATTGTTCGTATGGCTCACGAATCATAGAAAATGAAAAAATGTTTTTAACTGTTTCTATTGGATTTCTCCCGAAATGTCCACAGATTATTTCATTTGTTTTGGCTGTATCTGGGTTGAATACAAATTCAAATTCGCCCGGCAAATACACAGAAGGCTTAACTTTGTTTTTGCATTTACGAGCAGCATTTAACAAGTCGTACTGCATCTTCATTCCGGATGTTTTTGGTATGTGCAAAAAATAAGCTTTTTTATATTTCATTAATTTTAGCCATGTCAACCAACATTTTATTTTTTGTTGGAACCCAAAAATGGGCAGATGTGTACCGCACGCCAGAAATAATTTCGTTAACTCCGTGAGTGTAATTTCTGTTTGATGGGAAAAATATGAGTGTCCCAGGTTTCGGTTTAAGTTTTATGTGATATTTTGGGAAAAAAATTTCTCCGCCCTCATAGTTGTCGTTCAAATACATAATTGAACCATAATCAACTATGTAGTTGTATGTAGGCCATCCACCTGCGGTTTCTCCGTCAGCATGAAGGTCTTGTCTTTCGCCTGGATGCCATTTCCTTAAACCTGGATTTGCTTTTTCGAGTTCTCTACCAAAATGATATTCAATTTCATATTGAACATCATTTACACAATTTTGCAGTATCTGGTGTATCTGCGGAGAATTGTTTTGTATTTGAATATGTGTATGAATACTGTCAGAACCTAGTGGGCTCTGTGTTCCCCACTCAGTTGTTTTTTTGCAATATTCGTATATTTTTTTTACATTTTCCGCAGAAATAAAATTTTCTTTTATAACTATGTTTCCAGGGTTTGAAAATGGAAGAGACTCTACATCAATCCAATCTGAATCCATCTACAGCGCTCACTTAAATCCTGGAAAGAATGACGGAGGGAAGAACGGTGGGAAGAAAGGTGGGAAAAACGGTGGGAAAAACGGTGGGAAGAAAGGTGGAAAAAATGGAGGGAAGAATGGCGGGAAGAATGGAGGAAAATAAGGTGGAAAGTAAGGTGGGGCAACTGGTGTAACCGAACCTGAAGTTGCAGATTGCGAGCCATACGCGTTTGATGCCGTTACGGTAAACGTATAAGAAGTACCGTTGCTAAGACCAGTAAGGGTGACTGGTGATGCCCCAGTTGATGAAACCCCACCAGGGGACGAAACTGTTGTATGCGTTGTAGCACCAGTTCCAGCAGTGGCATTTGTATATGTAATAGTTGCTTGCGCGTTGCCGCCAGCAGCAGAAACGCTCGTTGGCGCTCCTGGTCTATTTCCTGCAGTAACAGAGTTTGATGATACTGACGTTGCAGAGCCGTATGTCGTAGATGCACTGACGGTGAATGTATAAGCGGTTCCAGCTGTTAGCCCAGTTGCTCTGATTGGACTTGTACCAGTAAAAGTCAAGCTGCCTGGAGTCGTGGTTACCGTATAAGTTGGAGAACCAGTCCCAGCTGAACCAGGAGTGAAGGGGACATCGATTGCTCTGTCCACGTTTTGAACTATTGCTGCGGTACCAATTGTTGGAGCGGTTGGAGCGTTACCTGCAGTCACTGAGTTTGAAGAACCAGAAGTTGCTGAACCAAATAGGTTTGATGCAGTAACGGTAAACGTATAAGCGGTTCCAGCAGTTAGGCCGGTAACTCGAATTGGGCTAGAACCAGTTGCGGTTATTCCACCGGGTGATGATGTCGCGGTAAAAGTTGTTACACCAGTTCCTGCAGTTCCAGCTGTGTATGGAACATCAATTGCTCTATCGACGTTTGCGACAATTGAAGCAGTTCCAATTGTTGGTGCACCTGGGTTTTGGCCGATTGCAACAGACCCAGTTGTGACAGTGTCGGATGGAACTCCATAGTTTGTGTTTGCTACTAGAGAAAATGTATAAGTTGTTCCAGAAGTAAGACCTGTGAGTGTTATTGGTGAGCTAGATGCTGAAGCACTAACGTCTCCAGGGCTAGACGTCACCGTATAGGTAATTGTGTCTTTGCCAATATATTCAGACGGGGTAAAAGATATTGAAGCTACTGTGCCTGCGCCGGTATTGGTCGCAACGACATCTGTCGGTGTCGTTGGCTTTTTACCGCCACTATCTTTTAGTGCTTCCATGATTTACGCCGAAAGGTCTCCGATGAGCACCCAGGTATCGGCTGCTCTTTTTATCAGCGTAGCACCAGACCACTGTGCGCGAAGCTTACGTCCTGGAGTTGCATTGACTGTCACCCCTGAACCTTGTGTTACAGTGCACTGCCCTGAGCCGGTCTGAATAATCGTGATGTGAGTTCCAGTGGGAAATAGGACTGTTGAGTCTGGCGGAACCGTCAAAGTGTTTGCAGTTCCAACACCCATTTCAACAATCTTATTTCTATCTGAAAGCACAAGTACGTAACTGGCTGCTTGAGCATTTGTCAATGGCTCGGCCAATTTGTTTCTACCTATTCCAGCATCTGATGATATGTCTCCGTCGACGATGGTTCCATCTTCAATCATGTATGAAGTAATCACTGCCTGGTCTGTTAAAACTACAGCAGTACCCGCAATTTTGTCCGGGTTAATTTCTGCGCCGCTGGTAATATGGATATCGCTAATAGCGTCATCATTAATCGTCAAAACACCAGAGCTAGTCATTTCAACATCGCCGGATATGGCGGTTGAAGTAGCAACACCGGATGAGTTGTACATAACAATTTTCCCAGCGTCGCTGTCCACAAGTCTGTTGAGAGGAACAGAATCCTCGGTTAGAGACGAACCAGCAACAGCGCCCGAAGAAAACATTGCTGATGGGATTGTTACAAGAACCCAACCAGAACCGTTGAAGGTCCAGGTCTTACCCGCACTTACGTGAAGGTCGCCTGATTGCGCGTCTGATGGAAAGTCAATCGCTGGCATGATTAAGCCTGTGCTTCCGTCCATGAGAGGCGGGCAAACACTGTCGCAGAAGCAGAACCGATGTTTGTAGCAACAATGTGCAATGTGTCTGGACCGTCTGGGTAAATGCCTGTTGTTGTTATCGTCGTGCCTCCGCCAAGAATTGAGTTACCAAGGTCTCGAACGTCTCCGAGGTCAATCTGCACACCACCTGTACCACCCACAAAGAAACCACCAGTTACTTCGCCACCGCTAACCGTTGTTGATGTTCCTTGGTAGTCTGCAATTTGGGCCAAACTTGATGTAACCGCTGTTGGCTTTGCCCATGTACGAGAGTTTGATGGAACACCATTCAGGATAGCCTGAACAAGAACGTTTGATGTAGAAGAAGTAGTCGTTACGTCAAGGTTTCTTAGCACCAACTGCATTCTGTTAACAAGCTCTCTTTCACCGAAGAACGCCGAGGTTCCGTTGTCTGCTGATGGAGAGACGCGAATAGCAATCAGGGTTCGTGTTGCTCCTGCCGAGATAGAAATACCGGTTGTCTGACCATAAGTAAACACGAGCGACTTGTCGTCGTCGAATCTTCCGTCCATGATTGCCGATGTACCCCAGTGAGATATTGAAGGCGCATATGTTGGGAATGCAAGCTCAACTCCAACTGGATTGGATGCTGAGTATGTAAATGCAAGAGCTGCGCTTGTTCCCATCGGGATTGCGTTTACTGTTGGGTTAGCCCCAGTCACAGCAGCACTTAACTTGATATTGGTGCCATCAATCTGTTGAATGAATGTTCCGTCTGGTACGTCTGTTCCAGTGACTCTTTGACCGACTTGCAGTCCAGAGTTTGATGCGACAGTTCCATCGTTTGCCCCAGCAGCAATTGTTAAGGCGAGGGAAGCGTTTCCTGTTTTTTGTCTTGTAAGACCAGTAAATGTTGTTGCAGTTTTCCCAGTGTAGTTGATGTATTCGTAACCAGTTGCCGTATTGAATACACACAATGTTCCAATGCTTGGGAATCCTGTTGTGCTTCCAACATTCATCGTTGTTGTTTCGGAGTCAGACAAAGTTCCAGTTAGCTGCGTATGTGGCGGCTGGCTGAGAGATTCGTATCGCGCTGGAAGGTTTCCCGAACGCATGTACGCTTCGGCATTTGTGTTGTTGTTGATTATCTTGTGACAGTAAGTAACTTTTCCGTCTTTTGCACGCATACCCCAACGGATGAAACCAGCACCATACCAAGAATAGTCGATGTAGAACATCTGCATTCTAGAAAGGTCAACGTTGTAACCAGATGCTCCAGTTCCATCAAACTTGTCTAGATTCCATTCAGCTTGTGGATACTTTGAGTCCACTGTTTTGGAAACTGAAACCATGGTTGAAGTAGAACCACGCCATGCAGGGCTGATTGTCAATTCAGTGTTGCTTGCAATGTCGGTAATTCTGTACGACTGACCTCGAGCAACGATGTAGTCACCGATTTCAAGCTGACCAGCATATCTCGTTGGGAACGCTGCGTTTGTTTGAGTCACGGTGCATGAGCCATTTGTGAATGTTGACTTTCCAGAAATCTGGAATGTTGATGAACGTTTTACGGCCCACAACGTTTGCCCGTCAAATTCAAAGAACACTCCGTTTTGGTCGTCAAACAAACCAATTCTGTTTACGTTTCCATACCAACCTGCAACGGTAATGTAATAAGGACCAGAAGCAAGAACGTTCGTTCCAGTCGAAGTTGCTGGAGTATACGTAAATGTATTGTACCCAGTAATCGTATAAACGGTTGTTGTACCGTTAAAGATTGCCTCATTAGCACCAAAAATGGTTATTGTCGAGCCTGGGTAGAGGTTATGCTTTTCCTTGGTTTGCACTGTAACCAAGTTTGTTGACGTGCTGTATGACAACTGGTCCAACTGAAGGTCTGGTTTGAGCAGTGTTCCAGATGACATCTGGATGCCTTTTCCTGACTGATAGCGGAAATAACGGCGTGTTTGACGTGCGGCCATTTCGTAATTAGATGTTCCGTTGTTTGAGAAAATAACACCGCCGTCAAAAGGTCTGTGTAGAAAGTTTCCTGATGGGGCTGTATAAATCGCCGCGCTTGTTGCTGTAAGAGTCCCGGTTGGTGCAACTGGGGCATGATAAACAAACTGTGTTGCGCTAATTATTCTTGAAACAAAGTTTGCGCCGTTTGGTGGGTTTGTGCCTGAAGTAGTAATTCCAGTTACTGCCACTTCGTTACCGATTGAAAGACCGTGCGGAATTGTCGTGGTCACTGTAACTGCAGTGCCAGAATACGAAACTGTTGGAGCTGCGCCTATTTTTGCGTTTGTAAAAATAACACCAGTAAAAATTGAAGTCTTATTTGCATCAAAAATTGCTGTCAATGTTCCGGTGTTTACCGCTTTACCTGTGTACGTAAATGATGTATTTGTCGTAACAGATTCAATTAGGTACGCACCGTTGGCAATAGATAGCTGTGTATCTCTGACGGTAATAGGCGTTCCAACAGCAAGCCCAGTTGTATCAGTCAGTGCAACCGTGACTGTTCTTGATGAAGTACTCATCGTAATGCCAGTAATCGACGATATAAAACTTGCCGAGTCATAAATAAACGGTCTATTTCCAACTGTCGTAAGGTTTTCCCACTTTGAAATTTGTGTTCCATACTCAAAGTCGGTGTCAATCAACGACTGTGGCTGTGAGACTCTTAACTTTTGGACAGGGTCAAAAAGTACTTCTTCTGGTGTAATCGGCGTTAAGCCAGGTGGTATTTGGTTAAGACCCATTACGCTATCTCCATCCCGCTGATGTGGAATTTAATGTCAGTTGAGTTTGCATTCCCAGTGATTGTGTCCCCTGCCGCGAGAACCTGCTTGAGGTCTAGGGAAATAACAGAATTTCCAGGTATTTCAAGTGTTGGAACAAGAGGGATACCATCCAGACCGATTGAGTATGTGCCGCCAGCTACGGCATTATTGGCCACGACAATATTCGTAACAACAGTAGTCGTCAACGACGGCACTGTGTAGAGCACCGTCGCAGGGTTTGTGTAAACCGTTGCAGCGCCTCTAAAAAGAATTTCAGCTGTATTAGCCATTGATTACTCCAGTCATTTAGAACGCTCCCATGATAGACGCTACTCCGACATCGTCGGTGCTAGTTGAACGAGATACAAGAACCCAGGCTCCGTCATAGTAGACGAAAACTTCGCTAGTTGTATTTTTAAACCAAAATTGTCCATTGGACGGGTTTTCTGGAGAGCTAGACCCAATGACGGCACCAATTCCAGATGAGCCAATTTCAACCCAGTACGAGTCGTAGTAGACAAAGGTTATGGCGGAGTCTGTCTCAAACCAGAAGTCACCATCATCTGGGGAGCTTGGCGGCGTTGTACTTAGCGTCATTTTTGCGCCAGCGTCAATGATGTGGTAGCTACTTCCGTCTCTAGTTGCTTCCCATCTGTCTTCTATTTCATTCCATCTAATATCGACGCTTGCACTTGAGCCTCGGTCAATTACGATTGCACCGTTGACCGTAGGTGCGCCAATTGTCCCAGCATTAAGAACAATCTTGCTGTCGGCGATATTTAGTTCTGCTTGGCTAGTTGTTTCTTGGTTTGTAGCAAATAGGTTAGTTACTACAAGTGTGTCAAACTGAACGCATGCGCTGGTTCCAACTTCCTGCCCAATTGAAATAGTTGGGGTTGCGCTTTCCCCGGAATTTTCAATAATCGTTACACCTGTGCCAGCAATAAGGTTGGCTACATAATTCCCAGTTGTATCAGTTCCCATTACAACAGAGTTTGGCTGGATGGCTGTTGACATCGTCACATTGCCAAGGTCGGTGAAGGTAACTGAGCCAGAAACATCACCAGACAATGTCAGTATTGGAGATACGCCAGTAATTATTGGGCTTGTTAAGGTCTTATTTGTTAACGTGTCTGTGGTGTTCGTTCCAATTAGGGTGGTAGTTGCGTCTGGGAATGAAATAACCCTATCTGCTGTTGGATTTGTAAACGTGATTACTGTTTCAAATTCATCAGGGCTTGAGCCTTCAAAGGTTATTCCTCCGCCAAACTTCACCTCTGGGCTTCCAGACGAGATTGATGATGACGGTGTTACTACTGGGGTGTATCTAAACTGGTATGCAGATGTTACTTGAGCAACAGTAAAGTCTCCGTTATACCCCTCTTGCGTTGCTCCGGAAACTGTAATCCTTGCTCCGACATAAAGGCCGTGCTCGGAAAGAGTGTTGACAGTAGCAAGATTTGTTCCTGCATTATATGTCAAGTTGCCGTTTACGCTTAGGTTTGTGTTCCCTATCGAGAGTCCTGAAAATAGTGGTGAGTCTCCAGAACCGACAGGTTGTCCGATATTGATAGTTGGGGTTCCTGCCTCTGAAGCCACTCCATTTGTTAGAGAAACACCAGTTCCGGCTATGACCGAAGCAACGAAGTTTCCACTTGTGTCAGTGCTTAGGTCAACCAAATCTGGAACCCAAGCTGTTCCGTTCCACTTAAGAAACTGACCACTTGTTGGTGCTGATGCAGAAACATCAGAAAGTTCATCCAATGCATGAGTTGATATTGATGAAACTGTTGCCGAGTTTCCTGAGATGCTTCCGTCAACAGAACCGGTTACGTTTCCGGTTAAGTTTCCAGTTACGTTTCCAAATAGGTTTCCAGTAACATTTCCAAGAACATCTCCGCTTACGCTTCCAGAGACGTTTCCAATCAGGTTTCCCGTTACATCTCCTGATACGTTTCCAATATGAAGACCTGTTGTATCTCCAAACACATCTCCGTAGACATTGCCAGTTAAATCTCCGGTTACATTTCCTGCCACGCTTCCAGAAACACTTCCGTATAGAATTCCTGTTACATCTCCAGTAACTTCTCCAATATGAGTACCAACTAGCGTGCCTTGAAACTCGGAGGCATAGATATTGTTGGTTGCGGTTATATTGCTGTAGAAAATTGGATTAAGCAGGTCTGCTTTTTCATTTAGCTGTGATTGAATATTTGCGCTTGCGCTATTTAGATATTCGAGCTGTTCTCTTGTGGTTGCAATTTCAAATAATTTATTTAAATCACCAGAAGTTGCAGTAAGACCATTTATGTCTGTTGTGTATAGGGTGATATTAGCTGAACCATCAAATGATTGACCGCCAATCAATCTTGGCGTTTCAAGAACTACAGCTTCAGCGGCTACACCGTTTAGATATGCAGTTACTCCAGCAAATGTAACGCTTGAGCTTGTGGCTACATTTTGACCAATAGCAAGTGTGTTTCCGGTTTTTGTTATTCCAGTTCCAGCTGTTATTGGTGCTGTTCCAGAAAATTGTGTAAAGTTTATTGCGTCTACGCCGATTATGTGTGCTTTGTCATCACCGGTTCCAGACGAGACAACTAGAAAACCTTGGTTTACATTGGTTGCTCCAGAACCTACATAAAGTGCTTCTCCAGGTTGTATTTCTGCGCTATATGTACTTGAGTCAAAATCTGAAGCTCTTTCCAAAACCCATTGAGAAGAAACACTTCCCTGAGCTTCTACAACGTAGACACCGTTATGAATGGGATTGGCTTGGTTCTTTACAAGAATTCGTTGCCCGTCTGATGCGTTTTGTCCGTCAACAACAAGTCTTGCGTTGCCAACAGAAGTGAGTGTTGCGCCAACACCATTAGTTCCATTTGAGTACGTTGGTGTGTTTGGAAGAACTGCGGCAGTAGCGAAGATTGCAAAATCATGCCAATTTATAGACGCAGCAATTCCGTCAACATAGGCTTTTGTGGCTGCATGGGAGTCATCTGTCGGGAGATTATTAAGAGTTACCTGAGCAAATGCTGGAGACGCTGAAACAGCAACGCTCTGCCCGATGTTTATGGTCGGCGTAGTTCCAGAGCCTGAGTTGCCCGTAATTGTTACGCCAGTGCCCTGTGTGAGGGACTCTACGTAGTTGACAGCGTCAAGACTTCCATAGAAATAGTCAAGCTCAGTCCATGAACTCGACCCATCGCCAAGCTTTATCTTCTCAGTGTCTGACTCAAGGCCTATTTCGCCGGCCGAAAGTACTGGGTCTACTGAGGTCCAGTTGGCAGCAAGGTCGCGACGGAATAAAATCTTCTTATAAGCCATTAAGCATCGCCTCCGTCAGCAACCTGGGTATCGTTGGCCTCATCGATTTCGATGTCGGCAAACCCACCGTCAATTATCGCAGATTTAAACCTTTGCCAACGCAACCCATTCCACACCCAAGACTTTCCGGCGACAGAAAACTCGTCATTTGTTGACGGCGATGGTGGGAAAACAATTGGCATGTGTTCATTATGGCATACCTCAGTCTTTCACTACCTCTAGTCTTTCGTTTTCCATTAGCTTTTTTGAAAATGTATTCAGTCCGTGAACATAGCCGAGTGGTTCTGGAATGTTTAATTCAATGCAAACATCTACGAGCTTTCCGTCCCTAATGTCAGTCCAGGCATCAATCATTGCTTGCGCCCCAGATTTGCCACTGATGTGGTATTTATCTGAAATAAGCTGAACAAGCTCATCATCGTAATTCCATGTTTTTAAAGTCATTGTGGATTTTCTTCTGCTCGCTTCTGCTCAATGTATTTTTGAGCCCATCTTGCTCCGGCTGCAGTGCTTTTTACACCCAATAGACCCTCATTGAAGTCGTATTCATATCCGCGCCCGTTCAGAAACTCTTCTCGCGAATAATCCAAGACCTTTGAAGCTATTCCCATATTTTGGTAATCTGGGTGGACATTGAGCATGAACGGCTTTTGCACCTCGTCTTTTATGTACGAACCGTAAACACACAGAAGCAAGCCATCTTCTCCGCGATATAAATCTATGTTTACATCGACCGAATTCTCGTGGCCGAAAAGGTGTGGGGCGGCTGCTGGAATTGTCTGTTTAGAAAAACCTGGCTCTCCAAATTCTCCAAACCTATACTCCAAAAAAGACCATTCGGCAAATGTGAAATCCTGAACGTTGGTATCTAGATTTTCCCATGGCTTATCTACGTTTGCATCGCTCATAACTGTGACTAATCCTCCAATGGCGCTCGTGGGGCGCCGTTTTCATACACCCATCCACCTCGGATGTGGTCGTAGTATTCACTATCTATTGGTATCTCTATTATCTTTGGGTCACTTGCTAGGGCTGTAACAATATATTCATAGCCGCCCTGCTGGTCTATCCATTCAGGATTTGGAGCCCAAGTAAAGGCAACTTCTCCGTCAACGACAACTGAGAATTTTCTTAAACGTTTTGCAGTTTTTTGTTGTTCCATAGTGTTTAGATTCTAGCGGTATCTAATGCACTACCGAATACCGATTCACACTCTAGATACATATAAAACCGTCCTTAAACCCGCCGCAACCAGCTGGAGGGCAACATGGTCCAATTCCTGGACAGTCAGGGCATGCGAAGGTCGGGAAGAACGGGAAGAACGGGAAGAACGGGAAGAACGGGAAGAACGGCGGCGCTGGGTTGGTGGTTTCTGATATGTAGATAGCGTCAGAGTTTGCCCACCCTGGTTTTGAAACATATACATATGTGTATCTAGTTGTGTCATAACCAAGACCAAACCATCCATGACAACTTCCAGATTGGTCGTTTGGCGCGTCAACATTGAATCCGTAGTAATTGTACGTAGCGGTTCCACCGTTGCCAGGTTGCTCTAGGCCATCAGTGAAGTAGTTGGTGTAACACCATGGAATTGAACTTTCCGTCTCTGCAATATCTCCAATAATCGGAGTTGGAACCTTGCCGAACAACGGAGTGATTGAGCTAGACGCAGTCGAGTAGCTTCCAGTCCCAATTCCGTTTATTGCATTCACTCTGAATACATATGCAGTTCCGTTTGTCAAACCGGTAACCGTCACGGAAGTTGCTGTCGACGCGGCACGGCTGAACGTCGTCCATGTCGAACCACTGTCTGACGAGTATTGAACTGTGTAGTCAGTAATCGAAGAGCCAACAGAGGCTGGCGCAATCCAGGCTACAGAAGCCGTTGTATTTCCATAAGTGCTTGGAAGAGTTACTGTTGGTGTTGCTGGAGCGGAAGGTGCAGAACCAAGAACAAGTGGACTAGAAGATGCTGACGCCACTGATTCAGTAGCACTTGTTGACTCAATCGCAACAGCAGAGAATGTGTAAGTTTCTCCCGGGGTGAGTCCGGCCAGCATGGATACCGTTGTGGAACTAGTTGTTGCAGTTACTCCATTGCTCGCAGTTACGCGATATGTAACTATTCCAGACTTGCCCTTATATCCAGTATGGGTGATTGTTATGTCTGCTGTTCCGCCAGCACCTACAACACTAGTTACTTCGCTTGGTGGGTCGATAAACTTCCCACCACTTGCCTGATTGCCAGGAATCATGACGCCGCCAAGTCACCTATAACAAACCATTCGTTTGCATTTTCTGTTTTGACCAATGTGCAAGATGAATAGCGTGCTCTTAGATAAACACCAGGTGTTGCAAGAAGTGTCACTCCAGAGCCAGCAAGTATTCTTGTTTTACCGGTTCCTCTTTGAACAACGGTAATGCTTGTGCCAGTACCGAACGCAACAACTGAAGCGCTTGGAACAGTCAAGTCATTAGCAGAGCTCGAGTCCATAATGATGATTGTCTCTGCGGCATCTCCGGAAGCGAGCGTATAGTTGCCGGCCTTTGCACTGAGTGATTGAACACCCGTTGTTGAAACCGAAGCAGTAGAGCCTTCGCCCTGAGTGTGAGAGATAGCGATTCCAGTTCCAGCAGATACGTTGAGCATGTAGTCACCGACGGTATCTGTGCCAAGATTAATTGAATCGTTAACCCATACGGTTGATGCACTGTTGTAGCGCAAGAATTGACCGTCAGACACTCCATTGATTTTTACGTTGTGGAGTTCTTCTATCTCGTAACCGTTTTGACACTTGACATACATGATACCGTTTCCGGAGTTTGCCCTGGCCACCACTCCAACAAACACGGTATGAGCAGGAGCAACTGGCTTCGTTACGGTGAACGTTCCGGGAGTTGAACCCAGCCAGAGTGCGTCACCAGCAGTGTATGAACCCAATGCGATTCCACTTACATATCCAAGCGTTGTAACTGTTACATTTGCGCCTGAATCCGCGCCAACAGAAACAACACCGACAGTTTTGGATGATGTTGCCTCTGATGAATTAGATGCCCTCTTTACTGAAGCCAAGTCCCCAGCAGCACCAAATAGGTAAACAACTTCTCCAACGCTAAGTGCGTTTGCTTCGGCATTTCTTGCATACGTTACCGTAGAAGCAAATTCGTTGACCCAGTTTGTTCCGTCATAAACAAGAGACTGACGATTAAGCGGACTTGTAATGACTGTATCGTTGAGACTGTCTTGACCTATTTCTGACAGAAGCAGAACGTTGTTATAAGTAGTTCCGTCGTTGGTGAAGTCCCATCTATCTGCGGACTCGTTCCAGCGCATAACGACATTTGCGGAAGTTCCACGCTCTACTTCAATTCCAGAGTTAAGTGTTGGTAACCCTGTGATTCCCGAATTCAAAACAACTATGTTGTCTTCGACTAATAACGTTTCGGTGTTTAATGTCGTGGTGGTTCCGTTTACAGTTAAGTCCCCACCGACAACGACATCACCAGATGTTTCAAGTCTTGCAAATGAAACAGACGAACTAGTTGCTACAGCTTGCCCAATTGCAATAGTTGCATTTGAGCCCTCACCTGGAGTATGTGTAATTGTTATGCCAGTGCCCTGGGTAAGGTCGGACATGTAGTTCCCGGTTGTGTCAGTTCCGAGCGCTATGGAACCAGCAAGCGCCACAGTTCCATCTGCATTGGGGAGTGTGATTGTCCTATCTGCAGTTGGGTCTGTTGCAACAAGGAATGTTTCGTAGTCGTTTGCGGTGGCTCCTTCAAAGACAACTCCGCCACCCACAGTGACGCTTCCGGCAACAGTTAGATGGCCTGGGTCGGAAATAGAAGAAGATGCAAGAATTTCAGCTGAGCCCTGTATCTCTGTCTTGCCACCACCAGCGGCGGCGTTTGAAGTCACTCGCACGAACCTGGTTGCCTCGTGGCTTATTAATTCAACGGTGCCGGTGTTTGGTGCAATAAACCTTATTCCGCTAGCTGTTCCTGCATTATCAGCTAAAAGCGCAGTTCTTGCTCTTCCGTCAGTGAAGTATAAATTTGTAGTTCCCTCTGTTACGTTGTCAGAGTTTCCAGTTGTATCTGTCCCAAGCGCTACGGAGTTTGGCTGAATTGTTGCAGTTATACTTACATCAGACGAACCATTGAACGATACAGAACCAGTAACATCTCCACCTAAAGAGATTGTTCGTGCATTTTCAAGAGTTGTAGCAGTAGAGGAATTACCGATTAATGGTGCAGTGACTGCTGCGAACTGAACAGAAGATGAAGTTCCGACGGCCTGACCAATTGCCACGGTTGGGCTTGAGCCTTCACCAGGTGTATGAGTTATGGTGACACCAGTTCCAGCAGTCAGGTCGTTTACATAGTTTCCTGTTGTGTCGGTCCCAAGTGTAACGCTATTTGGTTGAATAGTCGTAGAAATATTTACGCTTGCAGAACTGTCAAATAAAACAGAGCCAGACACATCTCCGCTTAATGCAATTATATGAGAACCGAGCAAATTTGAAACAGTGTCGTTGTACCAATCAAGACCATCAAATGCAAGAACGTCGCCAGTACTAGCTGTGCTGATGTATACGTTATTAAGCTCTTCGACTGTTGGGAATTCTGGTGTGAGCGTTACTTGAATCCAAGAACCTGAGTAATAGGTATAAAGCTCAAGTTCGCTTGAGTTATACCAAAGGTCGCCGACTCTTATCTCGTCAGTAGGTTCCGTGTCCGAGACTGTAATGAAGTGGATTGTTTCGTTAATCCAAGCAGAAGCAGAGTTCTTGTAAACAAGGAAATCTCCCTCTTCTACATCACTGATTGTTACGTCGCCAATGTCGTTTAGGCTGTTGATTGTCGGGATTGATGCCCACTCGACTCCAGCGGATGCTGAGCTACTTGCTTTGAGGAAGTAGCCTTCTGCTCCAACACCCAAACGAAGAAGGTTGGTTCCATCAGTGACGAGTAAGTCACCTTTGGTGGTGAGTTTGCTTACAAGTTCATTGGCTTCATCTGCGTCGTTGGCGGTGAATACTGGGTAGATGACAGAGCCAATTTGGTGCTCTGAAGCGGTGGTGTCATCCTGAGCTCTAACGAGAGTGAGGGTTGAACCGGAAATCGTTGCCAGACACTTTTCTTCATAAATAGAAGATGGATTGATGACAACATAAAAAGGGATACCAGCAATTGATGGCCAGCCAGTGGTTGCTGCAATGTCAACAGTTGTTCCGACATTCGTCAAGAGTGTCGTCGTTGTCGTATTGCGAGCCGCGCCCGAATATTGTTTACGTGTATATGCTGCCATGATTACTCCTAGTTTACTTCATCTCAACTAACAAGGGCCTGAATACCCCAGTACCCAGCAGTAATGCCTGATACTGGGTCTTGGTCATAAGTTGCAAATCCTCCGGATATACCAGTTCCACTTGCGGTTCTAGGCGCAGTGTGCAGACCAACTGCAGTATCTCCTGCAGTAGCTCCGCCGGTACCAGTTGCTGTAAGTGGAGTTGTTATTAGTTGAGTTGTTGACTGCGAACTTTGACCATGTGCTGATGCTGTTCTTAGGATTGTCAGCAATTGAACTAATGATGATGAACCATTTCCATTTCCATTTGCAGCTCTTGGTGCTGTGTGCAGACCTATCGCTATGTCCCCAACGGTTGCGCCACCAGAAGCAGTTGCTGAACGCAAATTGCCATGAAGGGTTAGGTTGCTAGAGCCGCTAGTTCCTGTTCCAGTTGCGGTTCTTGGTGCTGTGTGCAATCCGACAGCAGTATCTCCTGCCGTAGCTCCGCCTGATGCAGTTGCCCCTCTCGGTGAAGTGTGCTTTCCGATTGCTGTTTGTGTCGCTGTTCCAGAAGATATTGATGTTCTATAAAGAATCTTGAATTCGTTAGTGCTTTGGCTTCCAGTTCCAGAACCAGTTGCACTTCTAGGAGCGATATGTAGACAAATCGCTTCATCTCCAGCTGTCGCTCCACCAGATGCAGTTGCGGAGCGGAGATTACTGTGAAGAGTCGTATTGCTTGACCCACCAGTTCCAAAACCTGATGCAGTGCGTGGAGCAGTATGCAATCCGATTGCAGTATCGCCAGCAGTCGCAGAGCCAGAGCCATATCCGGTTCGTAGATTCGAGTACAGAATTGTGTTATTCGAAGTTCCAGCACCAGAACCAGAAGCAGTTCTAATGAATGTTGTAATAATCGATGCTGAAGAATCACCAGTTCCAGAACCGTTTGCATCTCGTGGTGCAGTATGCAAACCAGTTGAATCCTCTGAACCCTGACCGGACGCGCCTCCTGTTCTGATTGGAGTCTTAAATGATGCAGTACTTTCTGAACCGACTCCATCTCCACTGGCTGAACGAGGTGCGGTATGGAGGCCAATCGCTTCGTCATTAACAGTTGCTCCACCATCACCGTATGCGGTTCTAATTTTTCCATATCTAAATGATGCAAGAGACCCAGACTGTCCTGATGCTGTTCCAGTTCTATAAACTGTGTGCAATTGCTCTGAAGTTGAAGAGCCGCTTCCATTAGCTGAAACAGTTCTAAAGAATGTGCTCTTTTCTTCAGATGTCTCTGAACCTGTTCCACTTGCAGATGCTGTTCTAAGCGAAGAGTGAAGAATCGTTGCTTCATCACCAGCTGTAGCCGAACCAGAACCATATCCAGTTCTGATATTTGAATACAGAACAGAGTTATTTGATGAACCAGTGCCCGATGCAGATGCCGTTCTCGGATGAGTGAACAGCTGAGAAACTGATGAATCTCCATCGCCAGAACCATTTGCTGTTCGTGGCGCTGTATGCAGACCATTTGAAGAATCAGAAGATTGTCCTGCTGCAGAACCTGTTCTGACTGGGGTCTTAAATGATGATGAACTTTCAGAACCGCTTCCAGAAGCACTTGCAGTTCTGAGACTTGAATGAAGGATTAATGCAGTGTCACCTGCAGTTGCGGAACCTGAACCTTGAGCGGTTCTAAGGTTCGAATGAACGATTGAGTTGTTTGATGTTCCAGAACCACTAGCTGAAGCAGTTCTAAGATGCGTGTGAAGGGCGGAAACAAATGAATCGCCATTTCCTGAACCGGTAACACTTCTTGGTGAAATGATAAGTCGTGTTGCAGACTCGCTTGACGTTCCATCTGCAGTTGCTGTTCTTGGGGATGTGTGCAGTCCAGTTGCAGTTGAACCACTTGTTGCTGAACCGGAAGCAGAAACAACAGCTGTTCTAACTCTTGTTGATGATTCACTGGACTGACCAGAACCAGTTGCCCCTCTAGGAGCTGTGTGAAGACCAATTGCTTCGTCACCAGCTGTCGCCCCACCTGATGCACTTGCAGCTCTAAGGAATGTTATTACTTCACTTAGATTGCTTGAAGAGCCGGTTCCGCTTCCGCTTGCTGTTCTTGGCGAGATATGCAAGCCAGTTGCAGAGCTGTTTCCGGCTGCAGAAGCAGAGGCTTGTCTTGGTGAGACGTGTAGACCAATTGCTTCGTCTCCCGCAGTTGCAGAACCAGAGCCAGTGGCCCCTCGTGGAGAAATATGTACCGAGACAATAGCGTGGCTAGATGTAGCAGATGCTGAAGCGGTTCTTATCGCCGTATGAAGTTGCGATACGGACGAAGAACCGATTGCTGTAGCGGAGGCAGTCTCCGATACTGTTTTAAATCCTACATAGAACGACGACGTCCCTCGGAACGGCTCCGAGAAACTAATTATCTCTTGTTCATCCATGAGGGGTCACTCCCCTTGTGGATTAGTCGAGTGTTAGTGTAAGAGAAGTAATCTCGAAAGTGTCGCCTGCAGTAACTGAAGCGTTTGCAGAAAGAGCACCGTACCAGAGGCAGTTGCCAGCTGTTGAGTTGTCCCACATTGACCAGTGTGAGTATGTCTCTGTTGCAGCTACAAGTAACCACTCAACAGTTGCTGTTGAAGTCTTTGAACCGCCAGATGCAGCGCCAAAAGCGACAGCCTTTCGGTCTGTTTCTACTGCAGGGTTGCCGGTTCCATTTTCGCCCGGGTCCCCAAGATGAAGCTTGAGATAAGTAGCAGAAGCCGAGTATGCCGAACCCGAACCATCCAAGGTATCGAGTAGCTCGTTTTCTAAGTAGTTTGAAATTGTCATGTGAATGATACCTTTTCGCTAGGGGCCGGTTAATACCGCTTGCTAATAGAATACACCTATGGAGTGAACTCTATTTGAACAGTTAGGTCCATTCCTGGATTTAATGAACCAACAGTGTCAATATCAACAGTTATGTAGTCACCTGCAGAAAACTCTTTGATATTCGGTGTAGACGTTGACACAAGAGTTTGACCAGCAAAAATTTTGGGCCTGTTTGCTTGGGTGGTGAAAACGGTTGTCCCATTTTTGTTCACATCTATGGTTATGTCCGCCCCTGTTGGCGCTGTACCAACAGATGCTCTGACGTTTCCGAGAGTAATTGGCCCCGGGATATAGAACTTTGCCCTACCTGTTCCCACGCTCAGGGTTCCAGGAACGGTAAAAACCTGCACCTGGTAAGTGAACTGCTGAACCCCAGGAGCACGCGTAGTTGTAACGAGAACCCTGTTAGGGGTTTCTGTCGTAATTACTTGGACAACATTCTGCGTCATCGCGTCACCTCTTTGGAGAGGATAAAGTCACCCTCAAGAATTCTGTCTACTTCATTTGAGGGCGAGATTATCTCAATGTCATAAACGCCGGATGTTGATATCGCCCTGGTGTCCTCGGCCCGTATAAAAAGATTTATCGTTCCGTCATCTGGGTCTGCATTCCCAAGAATTATTCTAAATGTTGATATGTTCTCAGTTGTCAGGGTGGCAATTGGTGTTGCCGAATCAATGTACTTTCTAACCTGCATTCTTGCTGTGTATCCAGTTAAGTCCCAAATCAGGAATTCTGGGCAAACTTCTGGGTCTTCGCAATTCCCTGGATAATCCGGGTTCGTGTACTGCAGGGTCAGTTGGAGGTCAAAAGTTGACCCTTGCTGACAAGTTATATTGTATTTTCCCGCAACCATTGACACGGTTTTCTCCAATCATTGACCTAGAAGATTGTAGATTAGAACACGTCGACTTGGTCGGTAGTTAGCATCAAATTGCTGAAGCAGAGTCCTTATTTGGTCCGACCTTCTTGAGACCCATTGACATTGCCACTGAGAGAGCAACGGCTGTAACTCCAACTTTCAAATTGCTCTGGTTGACCAAACCATCAAAGTCGGCTCCAGTAGCAACCCATGCGGCAAGGTAGGCCTGAAGAAAAGTTCTGACTGCTCGCTCAACTGTGTCTTTAACAAATTTGCTTTCCATATCTATCTCCTCAATCTTTCGGTATACCCAATTTACCACACCTGCCTACTCTGCAACTTTTTGGATTCTGCTAAAGTCTCGGCGTGGCTCCAAAAAAACGAAAACCAACAATCGGTTTCTTGACCAGCGACTGGTCATGGGGGACTGACCCACTTCAGCCAAACGGCTGTGCGTGGTATAGATGCAAACTGCCTTCTGACGAACTAAACAAAAGGGGCTGGTTCACTACCGTTGGTTTCCCTGGTTTCAATCCACAACGCGGATTTGGGATGGTTGTACCTGGAGACAAGGCTGTCCACGGCTGGGACATTATTGTTTTCAAGCTTTTAATGCAGCGTGCGGTTTTGGAGGCGATGCCGCGAGCCAAGGAGCTTGGTCAAAAAATAGTTGTCGACATAGATGACTGGTTCGATGGTTTGGCTGTAACCAATCGCGCACATGCAGCAACTGACCCCAAAAACAATCCAGACAATAACCGTGAAATTTATGCTGAAATAATCATGCGGGCTGATGCGGTAATTACATCAACTCCGTTTCTTTTTGATTATTACGCAAAGAAGCGCGACAACGTATTCCTGGTTAGAAATGGGATTGATATTAATAGGTGGAGACCACGAACCCCAAGAATGAACCATCGGTTAAAACTTGGCTGGGTTGGTGCGACCCCGTGGCGTTCCAACGACCTGGAGACACTTTCGCCGTTTTTAGGTAAATACCTAGTGAGCAGAAAGATGGGTTTTCATCACTCTGGACACACATTAAACGGAGCTCCATTTGCCAATAAACAACTTGGGATACCAGACAACATAACAAGAACCTCTCCATTAGTTCCGATTATGTCTTATCCGAAACTGTTTGAGCCAATCGACATAGGGATGGTTCCACTTAGCAATGTCCCTTTTAATCATGCAAAGTCGTTCATTAAAGGTCTTGAGTACGCAGCTGCTGGGGTTCCCTTTATATCTTCTTACTCTCCTGAGTACAAATACCTAGCCGATAAGGGTATTGGCAGAGTTGCCTATACGGCAGATGACTGGATTTATCATTTTGATGAATTGAGGATAACTCAAATCAGAAGAGATGAAATAGAGCACAATTTAGAGATGCTGAAGGATTTTACGATAGACAAAAGAGGTGAAGATTGGGATGCCACTTTTAGGGTGATTTTGGAAAAAATATAGGCCACCGTAATGAGCGATATAGATTTTACATTTGGCATAATCACTGTCTACGAGGACAAGCAAAGACTTGACGAAATAATAGACAATATTCGAAGTTTAAAAATTCCAAGATTTGAAATACTTATTGTTGGTGGTGGTGATTCATCTGGTATTGATGGACCAGACATTGTGAAAATTGACTTTGACGAATCAGTTAAACCAAAGTGGATTACAAGGAAGAAAAACATTCTTGTTCAGAATGCAAAGTACGAGAATATTGTGCTGATGCATGACTATCACGTATTTGACGCGAGCTGGTATGAGGAGTTCAAGAAGTTTGGTACAGACTGGGAAATCTGTTCGTGCCCCCAGTACCTAATCAATGGCGACAGAAATCCAATGGATTGGTCACTTTGGGACAAGCCAGGACATGGGCGCGCCTGGTCGCTTGATTACAACGACTGGACGCAAACACAATATATGTACATATCTGGTGGATTCTTCATGATTAAAAAGCACGTCATGATTGAGGAACCTCTTGATGAATCGCGCGGGTGGAACGAAGAAGAAGACGTTGAGTGGTCAATGCGTGTGCGCAACAAATACGTAATGAAGTGCAACGGAAATAGTATTGTTCGTCACAACAAGTGGCACAGACATGCAGGGCCCAATCCAAATGAAAAATAACTTTCTTGTCATCTTCGACCTCGATGGGGTTCTGATTGAATCACGAGAAGTCCACTACGATTCGCTGAACATCGCTCTAAGTCGAATTGGACAAGAGTATGTTATTTCCGAAGAAGAGCACCTATCCAGATATGACGGCCTTGGAACAACAACAAAACTAAAGATGCTCACCGAGGAAAAGGGTTTACCAGAGTCAGCGCATCAGCAAGTCTGGGAAGACAAGCAAAAAGCTACTCTTCAAATACTTTCAGGTTTTCCCAAAAACTATATAGCCATTGACATAATGCAGACCCTTAAAGAAAAGGGTTGGCGAATAGCTGTTGCGTCAAACGCTATAAGAGACACTGTAATTACAGCACTAGATGCAATTGGCGTACTCAAATATGTCAGTTACATAATGAGCAATGAAGATGTAAGGAACCACAAACCTCATCCTGAAATGTATTGGCAATGCATGGTCTCCCTTGATGCGACACCAGCAAATACTATAATTATTGAGGATTCCCATATCGGCAGGGAAGGTGCGCTTAGTTCTGGGGCAAACCTACATGCAATAAAGAACGCCAGCGACTTAAGCAAAGAACGTTTAATGCGCTTTGTTGATGAAATAGAAACAAGAGGCAAGAAGCCTGTTGCGTGGAGGAATGAAAAAATGAATGTTTTAATACCAATGGCTGGAGCTGGTTCGCGTTTTGCGCAGGCTGGATATACGTTTCCAAAACCGCTAATCGAAGTTAACGGGAAGCCAATGATTCAAGTTGTTGTTGAGAACTTGAATATTGATGCTCACTTCATATTCCTTGTTCAAAAAGAACATTACGAGAAATACAACCTAAAACAAGTATTAGGACTCATCAAGCCAGGTTGCGACATTGTTTTAGTTGATGGAATGACCGAAGGTGCTGCATGCACGACGCTTTTGGCATCTGGTCTAATAGATAACGACGAACCATTATTGATGGCAAACTCCGACCAGATAGTGGACTGGAATAGCAACGAGTGCTTGTACGCATTTGGAGCAGAAGGTGTTGATGGTGGGATTCTTACATTTAAGGCAACTCATCCAAAGTGGTCATACGCGAAGCTTGGGGATGACGGCCTTGTCGATGAGGTTGCAGAAAAGAACCCAATTTCAGATAATGCCACAGTTGGAATTTATTACTGGAAGCACGGCTCGGATTACGTGAAATACGCAAATCAAATGATTGAAAAAGACATCAGAACTAATAATGAGTTCTATGTTTGCCCAGTATTCAATGAAGCAATTCAAGATGGGAAAAAGATTCGGATAAAGGAAGTTCCAAAGATGTGGGGTATTGGAACACCGGAAGACCTCAATTACTACTTGGAGAACAACAAATGAGCAAAAGTAAAAAAGATTATCTAGCTATGCAAAATTCGTATTATGACGAATATGCATCAAAATGGTCGCTTGACTTCAGAGACCCAGTTGTTGGCTCGTACGACGCACACAATAACTGGTCAGACTATGACAATTTCTTATTCAAGGACTTTGATACAAATGGTCTTGTAGCACTTGAATATGGATGCGGACCTGGGAGAAACTTGGTCAAGTTTGCAGACAGATTTGCTCGAGTTGACGGAATTGATATATCTGATGTAAATATAGAAAAAGCCAGAATCAATACAAAAGCAAATAATATTTCAGAGCCAAATCTCTATGTAACCAGCGGAGATAATCTTTCAGCAATTGAGGACGACATTTACGATGTTGTTTTTGCAGTTATTTGTTTTCAGCATATTTGCGTGCATGAAATCAGATTTAACATCCTTAAAGACATCTTCAGAGTCTTGAAGCCAGGTGGAAAGTTGTGTTTCCAGATGGGGTACGGCGGAAAAGGTGAAATACCGACTGCTGGCTATTACGACAATAACTACGATGCTGGAAGCACTAATGGTCACTCGGATGTAAGCATCCAGGATGAGCAAACACTTTTTGATGACCTGGTTGGCAAAATTGGTTTCACGAACTTTAAATACGACATTAGGCCAACTGGCCCTGGTGATAACCACAAGAACTGGATATGGGTTCAGGTTGAAAAATGATTTACATATCTCACAGAGGAAACACAACAGGTCCAAAACCAGAATTTGAGAATCATCCAGACTATGTGGAGGAAGCAATAGCAAATGGTTTTGACGTAGAAGTAGACCTTTGGGTTAACGAGTCTGGGATATTTCTTGGCCACGATAGCCCTCAATACTCAGTGCCTAAAGAATGGCTTATCGATAGGACGCATCAGTTATGGGTCCATTGCAAAAATCCAGAGGCTCTTAGCTTTTCACTGCATTATCAATTGCATTGTTTTTTCCACAATACGGACGATTACACAATTACAAGCAGGGGTTATGTTTGGGCATACCCAGGTAAAAAATCAACTTCAGATAAATGTATAAATGTTTTGCCAGAGCGTTCATGGTGGGAAATTGATTCCAATTGGAAAATAGGTTTTTCAGGTGTTTGTTCAGACTTTGTTGGGATGTTAAATAAACCACAAATCAAGATACCTGATGCTCCAGTATTCAAGCCAATTGACTATGACAAACATTTCGTAATTGGAACACCGCTTGTTGCCTGGAAATGTGACGCTAAAGAACACTTGAACTGGCTGTCAGACAGAGTTGAGATATGTCGAAAGTTCCCAAATGTGAAATGGTTTTCTGCATTCGAGGTTGACAACAGAGGGATAGAGCCTTTTGCAGAAGTAATTGAAGCTCTTCGTGAAGTAAATGGGGATTACTGGACATACTCCATAAACGACATGCAAGCCAAAGTGGATTCCGGAAACAGATGGATTCGCATAGAAACCGGCAGAAACCTAATAAGAGAATTTGCTCAAAGAAACAGAGTGACAAGCGGTCATCATTGGGGCGAAGATTGCACTGAATTGAATTATGGCGTAATTAATTACTCTGCAGTACTTTACATAGATTCTGACATGTCTCTTGATAGCAACGCTATTGAAAAAATGCTTGAAGTCAACAGGCCTCTAGTGGGTGTGGATGTTCCTGCCTACTGCCTGTCTGGTCCAATCATTAACCAGGAACCAAGAATTGAAGAGCACTGGAATACCGCAGGAGCGCTTCTTGTTAATGCTCCGGCGTTCTATGACTTGCCATGGTCGCACAATGCTTATCTAAACCTGAGTGATGACCCGACGTTCCAGTCCATGGCCGAGAGATTGTTGCGCAGAGAAGGTGCTGAGAATCTTGACACAACATACGGAATGACTTGGGTTAGAAAAGACGTGCAGGCAAAGCACGAAGGCAAGCTAGTGGCTGTTGAGCAAAGGAAGATAGCGGACAGAGCTATTTGATTTTTTGATTTAGATACTCATCAATATCTTCGCTAATTGACTTAAGCGAAAACTCAATCCCTTTTCTCTGTTCTTTTGTTGGCCAACTTGATTCCTGCTCATGGCTTGTTGGCTCCTGGTTCTCCTGTGGGGTCATGACTGGATTCCAATCACGTTTTCCATTTTCCTGATATCTCTCTTCAACCCATGGGAAAGCTATGCCAATATAATCTCTTTCTCCAAGCAGGAATCCATTTGCGTATCTTTTAACTTTTGTTCCAGTTCTATCAACTAAAAACTTTTCAAAATTTCCTCTTAGCGGGGGAAATGATTTTTTGTTTTCTGGGTTTAGCAGCTTGTAGTCCGACCAAGGGACGTCCTCATCGTGGAACGGCAATCCGTTTTCATCCTTGTCAGCCTCATATGCACCAGTGAGATAATGCCAAAGTGTGTGTTGCTCTTGTTCTTTTACTTTTCCTGGGACAAAATCAGAGTCATATCGATGCTTGTCATATCTGCCATTAGTAAGTTCTGAAAACTCGTAAGTAACGTCAAAGTGGTCAACTGCATATTTTTGAGATACCTGCCCAGGAGTCAATTCAAGATTGTTAATTTCGATATATTTCTTAATCCCATCTTGAAATTCTGGATATCCGTGGCAGGTGAAGTCGTCTACAACTACAGCAATTATTGAGAAGTCTTTTTCGTCTTTGTACTTTTGATTCAACTCCTCAATAACCGAGTGCTGTGGGATATTTCCACATCCTGCAGCAACGTTGAATATCAATGTGACTTTTCCTTTTTGGCTTGACAGGATGTCGCTCTTCTTGCCACCCGCAGACTGAAGCTCGATGTCGTATATCGAGATTGGGATAATTTTTTCAAAATTGTTGTAAGCCATACGAACATGTTACATCACGAAAATTCATCAGTTTAATAATTTCTGAATGGTAGAATTGGAGGCTCTTTTAAAGGAGGCACCATGTTCGTACGGCGTCGCCGCGTTAATAAGCCTGCATTGATAATGGCGGTTCCTTCGGTATTCCTTTTGTTGGTATCGATTTTCGGTTTTTCTGCGCCAGTCCAGGCTGATTCTTTCCCTGATGCTGGATTTGAGGATGGAACCTTTACGGGCTGGGAAAAGGGAAGCCAGTCAGGGAGCCTAGGAAGCACCATTACTGGAAACGGAACTGGCGTAACTATATTTACTGGTTCTAGGACATTCACCCATAGTCAACATGGAGCAATGGGCAGCCCTACAAAACAAGATGGGTCAGCGAACCCATATTACGCTCCAGCGGTATCTGCTGGAAGTTGGACATTTGGGCCAAACAATGCAGCAAAAGCAGTCG